TTCGCTAGCTCCGTCTGTGCCCTTACCGCCACGACCCTTCATTCTGACATCTTTCAGAACCGACTTGTCGCCAAGTAGTGCTCTGGAGGCTTTGCCGAGACGTGCGATACCTTCGTCGCTTGTAACTAACTTGCCATCTGCGTCGAAATCGACTGCTTTCTTGATTTGTTTCTTTTCAGAAGCATTAATTGCACCTTGGATACCTTTACGACCCTTAACGACCCGCAACTTGCGTCGCAGTTGAGCGACACGGCGGGCAACTATTGATCTTTTATCCTCTTCACGACGGAAACCGGGAAGAGAACTTCCCGCCCCTCCGCGTCGAGCTTTTCTAAGCGCACGACGATAGGCATTGTTCGGGTTTGGAGCCCAAATACGTTGTGCCATTGATCGGGAGAACTCTCCCGCACGGCGCCTAACGCCGGGCTCAACAGCATCAATAGCGGCTTGACGTTCCGTGAACGTGCTGCCGATAGTCGAATTGATGCGATTGCCTTTACTGAGACCCCAAGAAGCTTTACTTGTTTCTAGACGATCTTTATCAGCACCGTTTGCACGGTTGTAGATTCGGGCACGCTGTGTCGGCGTAAGATGCTCAAGGAATCGGAAGGCGTCAGGGTCTTTGCCGTTGTTGCTTTGTTCGACCATGTTTCGGTAGATTCGAATTTCCCTTAACTGGTCCTTGAGCTGGTCGGCAGCCTTGTCGGTCGCGTCGCCAGTCGCTTCGATTTGACTTTCTATCGCGGCTTCGATGGTGTCGATATCGGCGTCGGTGAAAATATAGTCCCTAAGTTTTTGGGCAAGCTCGTCACCTTCATAGTCTTTTTCAAAGTCTGGTCTGATTGCTTGATCGAAATACTGTTTTACGATCCCTCCGAGGGGGTTGACGTGGAAGGTTGCTTCCATTTCTTCTTCGGGGGTCATTTCTGAACGCTTTTTTTGTTTTGGCTTGCGAGGATCTATGCCGTTCATGTCATTCCATGCGAGTCCGTGCATTCGTCTACGCATTTCTGTGTCAATCGCCGTTCCGACATGCGCTCTTTCAGCATCGGTAAGGTTTTCCCAAATCTGACCATCAATGTCTGAGTGACGATCAAGTCCGGGTTCAGCTTGACCTCGGCGTCGTCTGCGACTTGACCGCATGCCCTGCAATTGAGAGGCACGATCTACTGAAGCGTCGCGCGCCCTAGAGCGCATTCCACCCCTTGTAATTCGATCCCATTCACTACCAGCACCCGGTCGCGCTAACCGCCCCATGCTCGTACCCGTTTGGGCTTCGTGTTGGCGCCTTTCCGTAGCACGCCTAGCCATTTCAGATCTTTGGCCGGGGTCTGTAATGTCAATCCAATTGCCACCCCGTTCAGGTTTGTCGTGAAGAGTTGGACGGAATTCATAGATTGAACCGTCTGGCTCTTCATGGGTTTCTCTGGCGGCTCGCCCGACTCGGGTCATTTCGTCGAACTCGCCTCGCATTCTGCGATTCTCTCGTTCTTGTCGAGTTTCGCCTGACCGGTCTGGAATCGTTCCTGCATATGGGCGACGCTGGGAGCGCATGCCGCCACGAGGGTTATCTCTTCGTATCGCTTCTCTTAAAGCTTCCTCACGGTTGTCATATTCTTCGGGAAGCCGCATGTTTCTGTTGCCCGTATCAATGACACGCCATTTGCCAGCTTCATCTCGTGTGATGTCATATCGCTCAGAACGCATGCCTCGTTGAGAGGGCATGCCGCCCGGGCTGCCCAGAATCTCGTCTGAGCGTTTCCATAGTGATTGCCGCTCACCGACATCAACTACATAGGAGTCAGTGCCTACGCCGCTCGCTCCGCCTTGCCCCAATCGGACGATAGTTCCCTCAGTGTCCTCGCCCCTGTGGCGAACGGTGACCTTGTCCCCGGGCTGTAGACGCTGAGAACGCATACCTTGTTCATCGCGATAGAAGCTGTCAGTAGTGCCTTCTCGGCGTCGCGGTACAGCAATATCAAGAAGTCGATCTAAATCATCTTCACCAAAATATTCTCCATCATCCGTGATATCCCTTAGTGGGGTTTCCCAAATGTCATCATCTTCAGAGAATCCTGAAAGTGTGTTTCTGAGAGCTTCGGTTGCTTCGGGGAAATCTTCAATAACCTCTCCAACCGGAGTACTTAAAATCTCGTCTTGGGCACGGTTCTCTTCACGACGATTGCGCAATCTAAATTCGACACCGTCCGCGTCATCGCGTGGGAAGCTACGAGGCTTGGTTCGGGTATGACGTTGGCCCGGAAGATTTGTGTTAACGCCCGGTATTGAGGGACGTTCCCATACGGTGCCCTCCTGAACTATCCCATCATTATCTCCGTCCCAAGCGTTTGGATCAAACGGGTCTTTCATTGACCGTCCGATTTTGCGAATACCTCCGCGACCCCTGCCTCCGCCGCCTCCCGGGGCGAGTCTGCGACCAAGACGGTTAGCTTTTGTACGGATAGATGACGAATGTTCTTTTGTTCCGAGATACCCCGGATGTTCTTCTAGGTTTAAATGTTTCTCTAAAAGTACTGCTTTAGCTGCACGACGTGCATTCCCGGACCCCCGAGCAGTTTGAAATAATTCTTCGTTTAGGGCCTTCTGATCTGTTCCTTTTTCGGTGAAATTAAAACCTTTAGAATCGGCTCCGAAATGTCCTAAGCGTGCTTTGGCTAAAAGTGAAAGTCTTGCAGAATCGGCACGAAAAGCTGATCCCTTATAGTCTGCTCCAATAAAGAAATCTTTATCTGTCAGATTTGATAGCCCAGCATCTTTTACTTGCGGAATCTCTCCGGCATATCTGTAGTTAACTGACTTGACATATACAAGCTGTGAGTGATCAGGAAAACGAACGGGCTTCCCTTCGGTTGCCTCATCAATCAAAGCTTGTGTTGTCGCTCTTACGGGCGCGAACGATCCAACGGAAATTCCCGGCTGAAGATCGTCATAAATGGATTTGGTTAAACCCTTGTTGTAACTTTCAGCCCACTTTTTACCGGCAGCATGGACACCATGACAGACAGTAAAATCATCATCTTTAACAATAATTGCAAAAAGTTTATCCGAACTAACGTCTTTGATAATAGCGAACTGTCTCATTGGGAACCGTCCAAGCGGGCGAGAATCGCGTTGTAGGCAGCAGCAAGTGTCTGGATACGAGCTTCAACAATTGTTTGAATAATATTTAGGTGAGTTTTTTCGGCTGCAGATAAAGCACCGTCGCGGTAAAGGCGATCCTTGTAATCAGTAAAATTGAATGTACGAGCTCTTTCAAGGAGGCGTTCTAGTTCGTTGCGAAATGCTTCCTGTTGGGCTTCTCGTAATTGTTGGTAATGCGAAGAATATATGCTTTCATTCGAAAGTGGTTTCATCGAAGAAATGCTTTCTTCGATTCTTTCTTGTATGCTGATGTCGTCCAAATCTTTGAGTGCAGACGGTATATGTGTCGGCACTGTTGCTTCGCCTAGTTTCCCTACGGCAGTGGGCGGTCTATCGTTGACTCCGAGAATTAAGTCAGATAAGAGCATGCGTACTGCGTCTTCTGGATCTACATCATCGAATGTCCGATCAGTATCCATAGATGGGGCAGCGAGAACGTAGCCACGCCGCTTGCCACCCTTCCCCGTAAACGCTGGGGGGAACGCTGCCAAACCTAGATGATTTTGGATTTCTGCTGCCGTAGCAACGTGTAAATGGTCGAAATCGGTTTTCGAAGACTGCATAAGGTAACGATTATCGCCGACTTCAAAGATGCCTCCGGGTCGTTTCGTACCCGCTTTTCGCATCGCAGCCTGCAAAATAGATGGATCAATTTCAGCAAGACTGCCCCCACCATTGATGTGGGTTACAGCGTCATCGACGTTACCAATTTTGTCGCCAACACCTTCGGGCACTTCAGCTTCAGGAACTTCAGCTTCCACTGTGGGTGTTTTGTCTGGCTTGGATTTGAGGGCATCCGCAACGGAACGAGCTGATCCTTTCCAGTCCTCCGTGTATGCGATACCTGTTCCCGTCTCCTCGTCGACAAATTTTAGTCTGGCCGCAGGATCTTTAGAATTGTCTTTCTTCATGGCGGCATTAACCGTGCGGCCCAGTTTTCTACGTTCACCGACAGTGAGCCCTCGAACCTTTTCAATAGAAAGAGAAGATCCGTCAGGAAGAACGTAAGAGATATTAGTAACTCCCGTATTGGACAGGAGACCCAACTCTTCGCCGCCCATTCCATCAACGGATGTGAGATTCATTAAGTAGGTGGCGCCTTCCATATCCCTGTTGTCTGGGATGGTTCTAAGGACGGCAGGACTGACGACCGGCTCCAACTGGAACCCATCTCGACGGACGAGCCGAGCCGTGTTTATGTCGGGCTTACCCATGGCTTCTATGATTTTTCCAGTAGCACGAATGCGTTCTTGGCGGTCGTCGTTGCCGACGCGGGGAATATCTGGCCTACGGCTTTTTAGAACGTCTTGGCCTGAGCGTCCACGAATTACTTCACCTTCGGGTCCTGCGGGTGCACCAGCAGCGGCCCTACGAATGGCGGCAATGGTTGCACCGATAGCAGATGGGATATCGAAAAGTTGTTGTCCGCAAGTGGATAGTTGATTATCAGTAAACCGACCACCGTATTGGTAGCCCTCTGGGCATCGGTGTGCTCGTCCACGTTTGCGAATGCCTCGTCCACCTCCGGGGAGACCGGGAGTGATTGCCCGCCATCCGGCGGAACGTAAGGGACTTCGAACTCTGGAAATGTTTCCGGGTGTGATGATTGAACCCGCAGCCTGAGCTGCTTGTCCAAGACGAGAACCTGATCCAACTAAGCCCGCTTTGGTAGTTACGCTGATGTCGTACTGGCGAGTATTCCCATTTCTATGAGATAAAGCTTTATATTCGCCAATAGTTTCGTCAGATGCGCGTGCATGTCGGATTAGACCCGAAGGAATGGTGTCGTCAAGCTTTCGTAAAATTGTTCGTTTGACCTGCACTTCTAAACCGTCGCAGCAGCCCAATTCCTTCGTGTAGGTGTAGGAAGTCGCCATATTTATTCGCACCCACAGTCCTTAGCTTCGCTGAAATCTGTAACCCATTCGTCGCCGTCGTCGCCTTCTCCGACTAATTCCCAATTGTTGTGATCTCGGAGGTAGGACGTGAAGTCCTTTTCCATCACAACGAAATCAGCTAAAACGGTTGAAGCATGCTTGAGGTCACTTGTAGTTACTACAGGATTATACCCTATAGTCGTATAAGAGCTCTTAGACTCTAAGAAGTCTCCGAAAAATACGTCTTCCTGATCCCAAGCCTCATCGAAACCTTTTTTACGTTTCTTGAAGCGCTTGCGTATTCGCTTGCTCCATTCGGCATCAGTCCATCCCAGCTTCCGAAGTTTTCCTTTACAATTCTTCATGCCCGGATGATGACACCCTTCGTTGGGCCATTTACCGGTGGTTTCGTGATGGAGCCACGCGCAAATTCTTTCCAGTGGGTATAACTCAGGGTGATTTTTAAGAATGACACGACAGCGTGTAAACCCGCCGGGCTTTTTCATGATTGGGCGCCAATATCTAAGCAATCTCTCCAGATTGCCTCGTCTCGGTCCACGTCCACGGGTAATCGATGTCAATCTCTCTTGAGGGAGATCGAGTAGAACGTCCTGTGGCCCTTTGATGTCGTAACTGTCAGTTGTCATGTGTAGTCACCTATAATAGTTTACGTTCAATTCAGTCCGGGATCTGCGAAGTTTGCAGGATTCAATGATGAAGTGATTCTTCCTCTATGCGTATGCCAAGGAGGAAATAAGAAACTTCCAACATCGACAACCTGCTCTAGCTGCTCATCTCTTTCATCTCTTGTCCGTTGTTTGCTGCGCTCGTAACGTTCAATGCGTTCTTCAATAGAGTTTCGACGGTTATCAATATGTGGATCAGACCCATCTTCTAATTGACGAAGAATCCCAACCAGTTCGTCACGACTATGACTCATCCCATTCCACTGGTTTGGTTTATAACCGAGCGCTCGTTCTAACAAGCTTTGCCAATCCTGAATTGAAGGTTTTTCCAATTCTCCCCGCTCGGCATTTTTTGTGAAAAATTCAGCAGGTGGAATTTTGTCAGAGAATTTGAGCCATTTAGACATATGTAGTTCCTCCCGATCGTATTTTTGGCGTTCCCTTAGGGGAAAGCCATTTAAATAAGCGGGTTAATGCATTCACTTCCGCAGGAGTAAGTTCTCGACGGCCATTCGGACCCCAAATTGGGAAATCCATTCCCGTAGTCATCAGAGTCATAAACTCTGCTACCAGTTCGTGGCGCCCTCCTCCTGTTAGCTCGTTGAGAAGGGCATGTGATGTATGTGCACCCGCGTAACTGCCATAAACCCTATACCCAAGATTATCTGATAAATTCCTCAGCAGGTCGATGTCTGTATCATTTAAGCCATCCCAGAAGCTGCCATCTTGAATAAGGGTTCCGACTAAGGAAGAAATAATTCCTTCGAGTGCTCCACCCTCTTCAAAGAGGCGATGGTCTCCCATGACATCTATGCCACGTTGCCCCCTAGGGTCACCGAAACTCTGGGTTTGATTGATTCGACTTCTATCAATGAACTTGTGGTCATAGACGAGAGAAGCAAGTAGTTGGTCAACTAATTTTTGTCTTAGTTCGACTCTCTGTTCAGGGCTTTTACTTGAAACGAATTCAGTAACCGGTAGTCCTGTTGAACTAACTTCGCTTTTCGACTCTTTGATTTTATTAAATCTTACTTTAAGAAGCTTGGCCAAATAGTTTTGACTCCTTTTTACTTCTTCATCATTCAATCGCTTTCTTTCAGCACGTCTTTCTAGGTCTGTAGGGTTGAATGGATCTTTGAAAGCAGTTTGTACATTGGTGACAGGACGTGGGGCAACCGGAATGGAAGATTTTTCATCAGCCAAAATACGATTAACTACTGCATGAGCATCGAGTAACGGTGCAACATCTTCTGGCGACACTCGTGCCGACTCGCGTATAACGCTTGCGTTGTCGTCCGTGGCGCGAAACTTGAACCCGGGTATTCCGCTTTCCCTAAGTACCGTAGGTGCGGGTAAAACTCCTTGGTCGAGTAGCTCGATACCGTTGTCACGTTTATACCAGCCACCCTGAGCCAACACGTTATCCGGTACGGCGTCTAACGGTCCTATGTCATTGTCGTCGTCGAGTATAAATAGTGCTTTGTCATCAACCCTGATCCAGTTCTCTCCAGTAGCAGTTCCGTCTCTTGGCTTGTAGCTGAGATATTTACCCTTTCGATGATCTGTCAATGTGGTGACACCATGGGCAGCGGATTCGCTGGAAAGCAATTGGTATTTTCCGAAATAGAAGCTGGGAGACATCCCGTACAAAACATGTGCAAGAGTTAATTCTTCACCCGGGGAGATGGTTAGGTCAACGTCTAGCCAAATAAGGGCAGCCTCACCTGCTAATGCGTTGAAATACTGGGCGAGTCCGGGAGTGGCTGTGTATGCGTTGCCGTCACCATCCATGATGGGTTGTCCCATCCATTCAATAAGCCGCTGAGCCCTATTGGAACCCGTCTTTTCCATAATGTCGAGATAACGCATCCATTGCCCGACCCCCATAGTGTCAGGGTCGACACTTAGAACACCTCGGATATCGCCGTGGTTTGATAAATCTGCAGCAGCTCTATCCACGGCGAGAATCACCCTTGGGCCATATGCTCCATGGGCCAAGGCATAACCACCAGTGCTGGTTTTATCTATATGTTCGCTATCCAGATCTAGCGCGGTTTTGTCAGCGATGGGGTTTTTTGCTATACGATCTTTTATTCGTTCATATGCTCGTTTTAATGCGTTTTCTTCACCACCTGAATCTTTGTCTGCAAATGATTTAATATTTGCAGTATGACTTCCATGTCCAGAGAATTCATGTGTTGCAATCGTGGCTCCAAATATTGCTTTACCTTGTTTGATAACTGCTGCCTGTTCACCTTCGGGCACATCGTCAAGGTGAGCTGCTAGGGCAATCAGAGCAGTAGTGGCGGTGTTGTGACCCCATTTTGAACTCTCTTCAGCATCTAAGCCGAGCTCAAAGTCAAGTAGTTGCGGATGATCTTTTTCTTTGCGTAAGCCGATAGTGATTCTTGGTTTTGTGTGACGAGATGGCGTTGTATCAATTTCGAACATTTCGTCAAGGCGTTCTGAGAACCGTTTGTTTCGTTCTTCCCGTGTACCCGTGGTAGCTCTCAATAGTTGTAGAGCTATTTTGTTGACCTTCCACTTCTTTCCTTGCTTGCTGGACGCTTGACCCGCAATAGCAGGCGGTCCTTGAATGACTGGATTGCCGGGGGTTCGATTGTCCTCATGTGCAATTTCCAAGGTGTGGTTTTGAAGATCAGGGTTATCTCTTAAATTCCTCATTACAGTTAATGCCGTATATTTTTCATACAGAGAAAACTCTTCGTCGCCTTGCCGATCGGGGGTGATCAAGTCGAAATAGCTGCCCCCCGGATTGTCATATTTACGCCCTATTGGGTCACCATTCTGATTGTAACGAATTGTCATTCTTTGATTGAGGCCGGGTCCGAATCCGCTGTGAAGTTGAGCTGCAATTTCTCGAAAATCGTCAGTGGTTCGTATGGGACGCCCGTCAAGAAAGGCTTCACTCAATTCATTTTCTAAATCGATCCAACTTTGCAAGAGCTCTTCAGGGTCGTTGCCTGTGAGGTGGGCAGACAAGGCTGCTTCTGTTTTCTTCCAGCTGTAATAACGATTCTTGGCTACATAGAGGTCTTGTGGTGAAGCGTCAAACAAGGTTGTGGGATTTGGCGGCTCATCTTTCATGAACCGTTTCCGTGGTAGTTGGTTTGTTGACCTAAGACCATCCGGAGTTAGATTCGTTCGTACTGACGGCGTAGCAGCTCTAGCCCACTGGGTACCTTCCTGAATAAAGCCATCCAAATCACCGTCATGAGCATTTCTGTCAAACCGAATTCCTCTACGGAAACCTCTGACGGCTCCCGTAGCTGCACGACCAGCCATCCTGCCGACACTTCTCGCAAAAGCTTTTTCGTTGAGCCCTGCGGATATCAGCGATCGATATTCGATAGCTCGGTTGGCCTTCTCTTCCATTTGTCGGACACGACTAGGCCCGTCGTCTGTTTTAAACTTGCTAATCACATTTACGCCAACCAATAAATCAGCCGGTTCGGCAACTCGGTCAATAAAGACGTGTTCCCAGCGAGGTTTTAGACTTCCCTTGTTGCCGGTCCAAAGAAATTTATGAAAATCTGAATCCATAAGACGCTGTATGCGCGGTTTTTTAGAGACGTATGCAAAAAAGTTGACGAATGTTGGAGGAGAATCGGGTTTGACCACTACACCGGTAGAGTCGTTATCTGATTCCAATAGATAATAAATTCGACTATCGCCCGTATTGGCAACGTGTATAGCTTTCATCAGACCAAAACTCCTGCGGAGGCGTTGCGGTTTGGCTTCATTTCTTTCCGAATATCTTGAAGTAGTTCAGCTGCACGCTCTGCGATTTCAAGATGTATTCGTTTGCGCAAAACATCTGCAGGTGTTGTGCTCGCAATAGCTCCCGGAAGATTACTCATGAACGAATCAACATTCATAAGGTCTATTCCGTCTGGGTTTGTGAATTTGACACCAACTCCAAGACGATCGAATCGTTCTTGTGCTTTTTTGGCTGCAAGATGTTGGCGAAGCCAGTTGACATTTCGTAGACCTGTAACTCGTCCTTCGCTTATGGCGTCGTAGAAGTAACCAATTTCGGCGTCACTAAATCCTGCGCTGCGCAACCTAGCCGCTGCGGATTTGTCGTTTTTCCCTGTATCTGCATCACTGAGTTTGAGATTGCGCCAATTGAGCTTGTTGACCGGGTAGCGGACAAACTCGATGTCGTCCATATCGATACCCCCGGCGATTTGTGCTTCATGGTGCTCGCCGTCGGGGGAGAGGTCTCTGTAGTTTCCAGTTGTTCCCGCTTTTAACAGGTCGTGCATTTTCACGGTGTTGTTGAAGGGGCCGTCTTCTTGCCCGCCATTCCAGCGGGGGGTGTGTGCGGCCAGAATTTCGTCAGCATCGTTTGAATTCATTGGTGTCGGGATAGCTCCACGACTCATGGCATCGCCAGTTCCGTAATGGGTTCTATCAGATACCTCTGGGCGCAGAACGATGTCGATGTCTCCACCCATTGCTGCTGGATCTCCCCAAGGGGCTGTTCCTTCTGAATCCCAGAAGTCAGGGAGTCGCTCCATTAATGGTCCGTCAATGGCATCGAGGCTTTCGGATATCTGGTCATCATCCATGGCGTGATACAGGTGCCCACTTATTGGTCGCTGAGACGCCGGGGTATTTGTGTCAAAACCGTTACGAAGGTCATAATCCATGCGTAAATCCGCAACACTGTTTTCGCCGTATGGAATATCTGGCCTTGAGTGGCTGCCTGTTTCTAATAGGTTTTCGAATTCGTCCGAATCGAGCAGGACTCTTGGTCTCCGGTCGAATCCTCGGTGGAATTGAACAGCAGCCTTGGCGATAGTCTCACTAACTTCGTCTTTTTCGTGGTTGGATAGAAACTCAGCAACCTCTGGGTCGATGTCCAAAAATGAACCATTTGGTCCCTGTAGGTATTTCCAATCTTCGGAGTAACGGTCAGATTCTAGAGTCGGCACATGCATTAGATCATCCAAAGAGTCGTTGAGCTTCTCATTGTGATCCGAAAGTGCCCTACTGCGACTTTGGATCGGCGGTAAGGCTCTAGAAGTGCGATCAGTTGCATAGTTGCTTCCCCAACCACTGGGAGCGGAGAACGCTGAGTCCGGAATCGCTTCAGCCAAGTCGGCGTTGCGGACGGTCATCGTTTCTGCTGCGCCGGGGTTGTCACTTTGCTTTCTCACACGAATCGACCGCATGCCCGTTCTGGAACCCCTGTCACGATGACGCTTAAGGATCGAGTGCTGCTGCTGGAGCCGCCGCTTACGTTCCTTCAACGCTTCTCGCTCAACGGATATTTCGGCAACCGAATTATCAAATTCTTCACGGGTAATAACGAAACCATCTTCATCTTCTCGGAGCTGAAGGAGTTCTGTTTCGAGAGCCCGTTCGCGCCCTACTGCGGTTTGGATTTCACGTTCCATGTTTCGCAGTTCTATTTCTCTGCGCTGAGAACGCATCCCGCCACGAGTGATGTCGTCCCACTCGCTGTTGGCTCCCGGTCGTGCAAGCCGCCCCATGCTTCCGCCGGACTCAGATTCCTCAATACGTCGTCTTCTTGCACGGTCAGCCATATGTCGCCGCATGCTGGGATCAGAAAGATCAATCCAATTCCCGCCTTGTTCGGGTCTGTCTCGAAGAGTGGGACGGAATTCCCAGATTGAACCATCTGGTTCTTCGTGAGTCTCTCCATGGAATTTTCCGACTCGGGTAATTTCGTCAAACACGCCATCCATGCGACGGGAAGATCGCATTCCACGTTCTTCGATCGGGCTTTCAGGCAGTGAACTTTTCTGTTCTCTAAGCTCAGCCTGTCGTTTCGCCCATGTCCCCGGTACGTCTGGAAGCGTCGAAGGGTGTGGGGCAGCTTCATCCGGTCCAGCAGGTGCCCGCTGCATGCCCATATCGTCGGCAAAGGCCACCCCGTAACCAAGAGCCTCGTTGACTGGCATATGAACAACGACAACGTTCTTGTGGCCCAAGATTTCGTCTTCGTCTCCCGTCAGGCTGGCAACCGCTACGAGCATCGCCCAGCGGTGATGACCATCAAGAATGAATCCGTCATCGGTAACCAAAATCGGATCTGAAGAACCTTCGAATCCCTTGAAGAGCCAGTGATCCGGGTTCTTGATATATGTCCCATCGGGTTGCTTTATGGTGGCCTTCCGGGCTTCTTTCATCACCTTAGGTCCAATTAGTTCGTTCTGACTGGCCTTCAGGTGCAACAAAGCCTTTTTGATTGGGTTCTCTGTGCCGGTTTCGAGATCATCGCCGGGCCGCAAATCTGCTTTGCCAAATCCACCCTCGACTCGAACGCCGTCTGCCCTCAGTCGATCGATTAATTCGCGAGTGGTATCTGCTCCGAACTGGGTAGCTTTCGCTGCTTCTTCAAGGATTTCTTCCTCAGACAGTTTACCTTCCAGCCGAAGTTGTCTCGCCTTTTCGTCGAACTGGTCGTGCCAGAGTGTGGCGGCTTTTGTCGCCGCGCCCCCTGCATCCAACACTTCCTCGTGAGCTTCTCGTCTAGCGGTCCAGCCGTCCGTGGACTTGAACCAGTCTTCATATTCATCCGTTGAGGGGTCGACATGACCGGCTGCGTTGGCGAGCTTGGTAAGAGCATCCTCATACTGTTTCTGGTGTTCTTCTGTGTCGAAATCCCAGACAGGACCACTGAACTGAGGCATACTATTTCGTAATATGCCTTCGTGGTCATAGCAGAACATGTTTGAGCCCGCTACGGAAACCTTGCATAAGTCATAATGTTCCTTGCCGAGCATGAATGGGGTATTAGTAGCTTCCAACTGTGCGATTAGGCGCTGTGCTTCAACGTCGTTTCCGTTTTCCAATGCCTCCGCAATAGGTATTCCGTTTTCCAATGCCTCGGCGAATTCCTTATGCAGTAGCGACTGGATCTCTTCGCCGGTAACTGAATCAGTTGGAACAATCTTGACGTGCATGAGTTTGTCGGAATCAGATTCTTCAGGGTTAAGGCGGTAATTATCTAAAATGATTCTCATTGCAAGTTCTGTCTGATCAGCGGTGACGACGAGAGGTTTGCCATGGAAAAACTTCAGCTTCTCTTTGTCGCTAAGGTTCATGTAATCGTCGAGACTTTCGACGAACCTACCTTCAGCTAATGCTTCCTTAACGGCTGCAATACTCTCTCGGTGTCTTTGTTTGCGTTGTTCCAGCCCTTTGTGGCCACCAAACTTTTGACGCAACCGCCCCAAAATGGTGGGGGGCGCTTGGTCTAATCTGTCCAGCTCTAGCTCTAGGTCGTCGAGTATCACGTGATCGTTGATCTCCTCGGGAGTGAAACTTTGTCCCACAGTGGCCCTTGTGGAACGCATCCCGCCATCGCCCCTCCGGACAATGTTTTCCCATTCGCTTCCAGCCCCCGGGCGAGCAAGTCGTCCCATGCTTCGACCCTCTTGAGCCTCCAATTGGCGTCTGCGTGTGGCGCGTTCGGCTATTTCTCGTCGGTTTGCAGGGTCTGTCATATCACGCCAGAAACCACCTTTTTCTGGACGATCCCGAAGAGTAGGGCGAAACTCCCAGACTGAGCCGTCTGGTTCTTCGTGTGTTTCTCCGGAAAACTTTCCGACTCTGGGTCCGTTGTCGAATTGGCCCAATTCTCGCCTAGAGCGCATACCGCCCTCAGCGCCGCCCAACCACTGTCCATTCCATGCTTCAAACGGGCCGACGGCTGGCAAAATATCGTTGTCGATGAGCTCCACCAAAACTGCTGGGTCGAACAGGTCGTCAATTAGCACCTGCCATTCGCCCTCACCACTTAATGCTCCGATCCAAACATATTTTGTTCCATCGGACGCAGTTTTGATTTCACCGTCCCCGCCGCTGCCCCAACTGTGTATTTCTGTTCGATGCCGCAATCGTCTAGCAGTTTCGAGCTTTCGCTTCTCCGTAGTTAGTTGGCGTTCTTGCCTCTTCCTCGCCGCTGCTGCTTCTATCTTTTTCACAGCACTAGTTGGAATGATGATGCCTGATGGCGTCATAACTTCGCCCGGTTCGAGAGGAGTGTCCCAAGGCGCTTCACCCATGTCAGTGTCGGGAACAATGGAACCGGGTTTAAACGGAACGTCAACCTCTGGAATCCCGTAGACAACGTCTGCTATGTCTGCGTCCATCCAATCAAGAACTTCATTGAGTTCGTCGCCTGCGATGCCTCCGGTTCGTTTAAGAGCCGCTAGTTCAGCTGTTCCCTCTAGAAACAACAGGTTGAGGTGGGCTTTCGCCGAATTGTGAACAGGTAGTCCTCTGGCGTCCAAAGGACTCACATATTGACCCGGAGTAATATCTTCTGCATAACCACCAGAGGTTGCTTGCAGGAAACCTTGAACCATGTCTTGGTAATATTGTCCTGCGAGAAGATGCAGCATGCTTCCCTCAAATTGGACCATGTCCATCGGGGGAAAGTCGGTAGTGGTGCCGGGTGGAAGCGCATCTTGGAATGTGGAGACAACGGCCATAACGAACTGTTCGTTTGTCCATTCAGAAGGATGTGCAGTTAATGATTCGAGTCCAGTGCCATCCCTTTTGTAAATCGAGAATTGACCATCACGCTCATAAGCTTCCAACACACGTTGTGCAATCTGTTGATACTGTTTAACGTGCGCAAGTTCGTGGTATCCGACATGCATGGAAAAGGCTTCGAGACTTCCGCCGTGAGCAGCAGCAGTAAGGTCATTTGCATATTGTTTATGCCAGTATTCCATTTTTTCAGTATGTGTAAGAAAGTCTGCGATTGCCGCCCATTTCTCGGCGTCTGTTACTGATGCTGAAAAGGTACCTCCAGCGTCAACCTGTACGAGTTTCGGTCGACCATCTGGACCCTCATGAGTTAGTCCACCCTCTTGAAACGGTCGCAGGGCAATGGCAGTAGCGTTGAATTCGAGTTTGGTAGCCATTCCGGTGCCGGTACCTTCCCAGAGGGGAATGCATTCCCCTTCGGTACCCCAATAGCTTTGGAAGTCGTCATAATCTGGGTTGTAGGCTCGGAAAGAAATCTTTTTGAGACCGCTCATGGCTCTCGGATCGTCTCCGAACTCGTGAAGAGTCGAACCTAAGAAGCCTCGCATCGCTGATTCGTGTCGACCAACAAGACCGTCAACCATTTCCATCGCAGTGGGGTCTTTGGCTCTATACGCATCCCGGATTGCTTGTGCGCCCGTTTTGGTTTGTGCACCCATGAAACTGAATACGTCTTCGCGTACTGTCGCACGCATCTTTTCCAAATTTTGACGCATCGTAAGATTGTCGTCCCAGAGTTCTTCTCCGAACATGCCGGTGAACAATCCCTTCCATTCCAGATCAGGGAAATCACCGGTATCTACGTCGGTCATCGCTTCCAACAATGACCACATATCCTCGTTTAGTTCGTCTCCAGCCGAGATGCCGTACTGATCCATTAAAGATTGAATAACGGTGTTGCGTTCAATCAAGGCTGCTTCAATCGATGCAGTATTACCAATAAGCTGTCCGGCCTTACCTGCGGTTGCGCGCCGTTCTGCGATATTGGATCTCAGCTGTTCCGCTTCGCTGTCGCCTCGACCGGGTAATGACCAGCTTCGACCTCTACCGGATCTGAGACTATTGACAAGACCCCGGACTGTGTCGCGTAATACCTCCACAGGTGAAAAACAGTTTGTGCCGAACTCGTCGGTGAACTGGTTGGCTGCTGGGGTACCGGGGGGGCAACGAAACTTCCCTAAAGCGTCAACAATGAGACCAAGGCCGCTGGCGGCACGTCCCCCAAGGCTTTGGCCCGGAAGGGTGTCTTTGAGGGTTCTGCCGAGACCTTTGACCTTAATTTCTTCCTCAGTCTCAATGATTGGTTGACCCGTTCTTGGGTCCTGATCGTAAGTCCGTATCCGAATCTGAGGTCGGGTTGCTCGCCACTGCATAGCGTCAGCCATATTGGAGCGCTGTTCTTCTTTCGGCACTGCTTTAGGCGGATCAATCCACCCGAAATTATCTTGACCTGTTTTGAGGTCACGAGCAGTGACATGCAGTTTGAAAACTTGTCCGGGATCACGAACACCCTTGGGGTCGTAACGAACCTCGGGCTCTATTTCTTTAACTCCTGAACCGGCTGTGCGTTTTTTGGACTTATCTTTTTCCTGTTCAGGGGAATCTCCGATGCTGCCATCAAGCGCCTTAACTACAATTTGGGCGTTAAGGGTTGGCTGTGCAGCAAGAATGTTTCTGCGTTCAAGAAAGTCCAGCCCAGCAGCTTCTAAATCTCGCCGACTACGGCGAATTCTTGCTGAGAGGTAGGTTCTTTTTTTTGGAGAGAACTCGGTCATTCGGACCCACCTTTCGGGGAGCCCCTAAATGGGACCGTTGTTATTGGTTTCCTCCGCGAGTAATTCAAATTCGATCAGAGAAGCCATGAATTCTGCATCATCTGCACTCAGGATCGCTTTTTCGTCACTACCAGCAACCCAGTTGGTCGGAATAAGTTCTTCCAGACCAAGATCTTTAGCTCGCTTCATAATGTGAGCTTTTGTTGCTGGTTTGTTACTTGCCCGACCATAAGCCTGAACCGCATTACGGAGATCTTCTTCCGACACAATCGGATATGAACCATCCTTCATGGCGTGACCCTGATCGGCCAAATCGTCGCGCTCATCGTCTGAGAACGCACGCTTAAGGGCGATTTCAGCAGCTTCGGCCTCGATGGCCTCTGCCTCGTCCGGCTCGTATGTGTCATAACCCAAAACTTCACCGTCAAGAGCAACGAACACATCATGTGACTTGCCATCTACGCCATTAATTTCTATCGCGTAGCAGTCGAAAGATTCGAATACATCCGGCTCTACGGCGTTGACTACACCTTCGATTGTCTTAACCGCGATTTCGGCAGCCTCGCTGAAGTCAACAAGGTCAACTGTTTCGAAAGCATCTTTTTGTTCAAAGACAGAATCGTCGAGGCGGCTAAAGCCGAGAACCTCTCCAGACTTAGCTTCAACGAATACTTCGATAACCTTTTTGCCGTCAACATCAAGATCGCAGATAAAGAGATCTGCGCGATCTGAATAAACAGAATCAATTACCGTTGCGTACTCTGCGCCCTTGAATTGGACTTCAAGAGCTTGTTCAACTTCGAGCAAGCTGGGCATGCCCTTTTCAGAGACGCAGCCGCCCGGGCAGTCGTCGCAAACAGAGGCGTTGCCGGGGTAGACCTTTCGGTCGAGGGCACACAAATATGCACCGACAGATTTCTTAGCTGAGGACTCTTCGTATTCTTCATCTTCTTCCTCCTCCTCTTCCTCAGCAAGAGCTGGGGCTGGGGGAACTTCTTCCTCTTCGGCAGCGGGAGCCGGAGGGGCTTCCTCTACGGGAGCGGCTGGAGCAGCGGCGGCAGGATCGGCAGCAGGAGCAGCAGGAGGAGGAGCAGCAGCAGCAGGAGCCTCTTCCTCTTCGGCATCCTCTTCCTCTTCTTCCTCATCGTCGACGTTTAGGCGGCTTTCGCGCATCATAACGCCAGCTTTTTCGTCCTTTTCTTCCTCTAGGCCGACCCAACCGTCATCTTCAGTTTTTTCTACGATCGGCTCGTCTTCAGAAATTGGTTCGTTATCAACCTTTTCATCGATTGACTCATCTTCGGTCTTTTCTTCTACATCATCTTCAGATTTAGCCTCTGTAGCTTCGTGCTCGTCGTGATCCGGGTCGTCATCGTCATCCTCTAATTGGGTATCAGAGTTATCGCGAGTGTCTTTTTCAATACGACGCTTTTCGGCTTCAACCTCGGAGACCTCGTCCATGACGCTGGCTTTTTCTTCAAGTGCCTTGATCAGCACTGCGTCCTCGTCGTCCAGAGTTTCATCATTAACGATGGCTTGTTCCATTGGACTCTCTTTCAGTTCGACCGCTGATGCGCCACACTTACCGCACATCTTACTACCTGCAGTATACTCGCAATCAGTAGTACTGTAGCCCTTAGAACATGTAAGCGCTGTACCATCGGTGTTCAGCTTGACTACGTTTTCTTCTTCCAGACCCATTTGTTGAGGCTCCTTGTACTGCATGGCTCTGGACAGACACCCCTTAGGGTTGATGCAGCCGACACATGGCTTTGCGACCTTTTCGCCGCTCAACATGCATTGGTACTTCGATTGTTTGCCTCGGAGACCGCTATTAGACATTGTATCCTACCTCTTGCGTCTTATTAGTATTAGTAGACATCATCTTATAAATCCGTATTTGGGATGTCGACTGTACGACCTGCTTCGTTCGTGGCTTTCCGTGTTCTGCTTTGAATTGCTTCTGTTTCTTTCAATATGAAAGTCGAAATAGCTGCAGAAGAAAGCTTTTCAATCAATTCCGCAAACATCTCTGTTCGAGACCCCTTTTCCGCAGTTTGACGATCCAAAACATGCATTAAAGCATCGAGCATCTCGTCAATCTCTGTCTGTGTGACAGTCAACGAACCAGCGTTAGTGCGCTTGTCGCCGGTTTTACCCGATTCTTGACGAGCCAATGTTCGTTTCAAGGTTCGGAGGGCATCAGCTGTTTGCTGATCTTTGTCTCGTGAAGCCATATCGATTTCTTTTTGAAGAGAATCTTCGATTTTTTTAAACCATGTGGCTTCGCCCGTAATCTGAGCACGACCTTCGCGCTCTGATCGCATGCCTCGGTTGCCCGTACTGGTTTCATTATTTTGGTTGAGGTTGAGTCTGCGTGATGGAGCTGAATACTGTGGTCGAGGATTGCCTCTACTGGGTTTAGCTCCAAGCTCTCGCAATTGGCGTTCCAGACGATCCATTTCTTCTTTGTCACCAGTTGCTCGCGCGTTACTCCAAAGGTTGCGAAGATCTCCGATCTTTTCTTCTCTGGATGTATGAGCTTGCGAACGCAAACCTTGTCGTCGTCTGGCATCTACATACTCTCGCGTTGATGTACCCGACAGCTTGCTGCTGTTTTGTCGAATGGATCGTAAACCGCTTGGAGAAAATAGTTCGAGGTTGTTGAGTTCCATAATGTCTAGGTCGTCGCTACCCCCACCCAGAGTTCGAATTTGAGGGGTGTCTCCTTCGGAAATAAATCGATCACCCTCATAGTCGGAAAGAAGATCTTCAATATGACTCTTACGACTTAGCGCGGCAGCACGCAATTCGCCTTCAACCGGCGACAGTTCGCCAGACTCTCTGCTGAGATAACTCTCGAACAATCCATCAAGAGCACGCAATTGGGAATGGGTCAAATCATCCGACCCTGAAACTATGTCTAAAGCTTCAGACCAAATGTCTGCGTGTTCACTTCGAACTACATCCCCACTGTTGGTCGCTCTACTGTCAGCATTAGCAAACGATGACTCTAAGTTATTAAGAACTTTTTTACGTTCTGTTTTAGCTGTTTGTGCCGTTGTTCGTTGGGGCTCTCTATCTTCGGTTTCACGCTTGCGAACACTAGCTGGGAGTATGACTCCGCCTCTTCGAGCGCGTCGCTCCGCTATCGTTTCAAAGCGACCCTCTGAACGGTCTCTGCGAAGCTCTCTTTTTTCTATAATCTTGTCTAATTCATTGTAGATACGGTCATAGTCAATTTGCCTCATCCCGCTCTTACTTGGAGTCATTTCCGCACTGAGGAGAGCGAACTTATCTTCAGTACTCAAATCGTCCCAATCGTCGGGCTTAACTTCTTCAAACTTCTTACCTTTAAAGCGTTCTTGTGAATCTTCCATTACATGCCCCATGGGGCGACCGCGAGTCTCTGGTTTAGCTTCGTCGGCAGTTGCCCTTTGTGGGATTTTCTGCTCCGACCTCAAGCCACGACGCGCAGGGTCGAGACTGGTGCCAGTGGTTGCTTCATCCCATCGGGACAAAAGATCATTCGACTGTCGCCGCTCCGCCGCTTGACCTGCCTCGCGACGAGCTTCGGAACGTCGTGCGATTCTCTCAACTCGACGTTGTCCTAGACGACTAAGCGCAGCATCATCCATTGCGTTCCAGCGGTCGATATCCGCCCGATCCTCTGGCCTCACATCTCTGATATCAGGAATGATGTCCTCGCCGGTAGGTTCGTCAAATAGGGCGTCGGTATCCCCCGGGAAAGCTCGAAGTGACTGAGATCCACTGCGAGATTGTCTTCTCGTGCGGCCACCTCTACTCATATTGGGTCCACCCATGTCGGCCCTACGGGCACCCCTTAACGTTTCGACAACCGGCTCACCAGCGAGTTGGGGCAGATCTACTCGCGAACGCCCCTGTTTGGTGGCGTGTGTGTATTGGCCTTCCATGATTGCCCACCGTCGGGGTGAAGCAGAGCCGTGTTCTTTTAAGTCTGCGAACATCAAATAGTCGCGACCGGGCAAATAAAGACCCCGACGTTCACCCTCTGGAGCACCTATAGCTTCCATCATTTTTGCCTGATTGGCTGGAGTTATGTCAGGATGAGCACCATTGTTGATTCTCTTATTCCCGAATCCTCTGTATTTATTGTCTGGCAGGTCGAGTTGCGACGACCTAAATTTTTGGGTTGGTGAAAGTGCAGCGAATTCGAGTATGTCGCGACCTGTTTTGGGATGCATTCGACTTTGGGTAGGCGGCGAAACTTTCTCCCACGCATGGGTGAAGTCGTGATATTGCCCTCTAGGGATTTTTACTACCCCATCTTTGTTGGCAGCAAGTTTCTGATCATATTTTGCTAAAACACCATTTACTTTGCTGTCTTTGCTTTTGCCAATCAGTGCTTTTATATGGGAACGAAGTGAATCGATCTCATCTGGCGTTAGCTCAAGTTCAACACCCTTAGATTCGACGGGCAAACGAACAAAACTTTTACGTCCACCTTCCCAACTATGAATTGCCGCAGAAATCAAATGCTTTCTTCGTTCTGAATCCAACTGCATGAAACGTTGTTTCATCTCAGCATATTCAGCGTCGAATCGTCCCACCTCGTCCATCTGGGCCTCTAGAACATCTAGTTTTTTATCCAGATCTTCAATTCGGTCTTTACGTTCCTTAACCGACATATTTCTAATAGCTTGTGATGGAAGCTGCGCCTTCAGTGCGTCCCATTCAATATTTTCTGTTCGGGTACCGGGTCCTCGCGGATTTACTGCGGCTGGACCTGCTCCAGTGCGTGCAGTAGCTCCTCGGCCCCCGCGTATCGGCGTTCCCTCTCTCGGCCCGGTAGGTTTGCGAGTACCATATTTATAAGTGTTGGATCGCACACTGCCCGCTCGTTCATCTTCAGCAATCTGGCTAAATACTTCGTTCGTATATTCTTCATGTGAGGGCAGGCCCAACATTTCGTTGAGGTCATCACTTCTTGCGTACTTCAACGTGGAGTCGTCGCCGGGCACATAGCCCTCTGGCTCATCAGCCCCACCGTGATACATGGGTATTTGTCGAGAACGGTCTTTGAGCATCTCTTGCACATTCTCTGATGCATCTAACGTCTCGCCCACCTTTTTGAGCTCTTCGTTTCCATACCGATGCAAAGGCTCTCCGGGACCAGTTGGTCCTTCCGAATCAGCGTATTTCTCTTTTCTAAACCACTCCGTTCTTCGCCCGAGGCCAAAACCGTCAAATGGAACCCAATTGCCGTGGCTACCACCTTCACCCGATTCGAGAGCGTCGGCATCTCGAAGAACGTCACCTGTACCGGAACGCATATAGAACGGCTGGGTAGTTCCGTCAGCTAATTCGACAAGAAGTATCGGGCGTTTGTTTAGTTCAGTATCAGTGTGCATCAAGAGGGTTTCACTGATCTGAAAATCTCCCTCTCTGAGCGTCGGCGTGAGGCGATGGTCCCTAGTCTCTGAGCGCATGCCAGCGGCACGCTCCACCCTGCGATTCTGGACAGTTCGTTTACCCGGACGAGTTCGATTCGGATTACGACGAGGCTTCCGTGCCTCTCTGACGTGGGCACTGTCATCTGGGTAATCAGGGGGTTTGATTCTGGTTTTTGGTTCGCCGGGCCAGTTTGTGTTGATACCGGGAATAGATGGACGCTGGAAAGGCGTACCTTCTTGAACTATTCCGTCGCCATCACCATCCCAAGCTTTTGGGTCGAACGCTGCGGTGAGGGCTCTCCCAGCCCTACGGCCTTTTCCCAAGCCACCACCTCGCCCCAGTCTTCCACCTAGGGCCTTCACAGCCGTATCTGCTGCGTCCTCAAATCCGGACGGATAATCACTACACAACAGCCCATCGACACTAGGGGTCACTGTGACTCTGTAATAATCGAAAATTGGTTGAAGCATGTCTTTGAACTCAAACATGTTGTCCAATGTGCAGGAAATAAGATAATCAGATTTAGCTTCTTCTGTTGTTTCTTTTCCCTGAATTGGGCTGACATGATGATTCGGCTTATGGCTCATTGGGCCGATGGGCGGCATGTTCGGTTGAACCGGGGAATAAACCGTTTGTGGTTTAACTCGTGCTGGTTTGCCAAACATGTATCTGCCGTCGCTGGCCTTGTGGTATCCCATTCGATACATGCGGTTAGTCCCATCCACCATCTTGCGGAGGAACACCACCATGTTCTCGGTGGCCTCAACGATCTTGATCGGTACCTTTGTTCGTGAGTGAATTTCTTGAGCCAGTTCCATGCGAGCTTCCATGTCAATGGGACCAGCCTCACCACGAGACCAAATGTCTCTATCGGCGTGGTGGGAATCGCTATCTGGTTTCTTAGGCATTGGAATAACGATCATTTGCATGGGAACTCGTCCCATCATCTGACCCTTTTCGAAAATGAAAGCTTCCTCTTCTTCTGCCTGAATATCTGGTTCTGAAGCAATGTGGTTCTTTGTCCCACATTCACAACCACCAATTCCACAGGCACCGTATTCTCCGTCCTTGACAGAAATCGTGCCTGTCAGTTGGTTGGCACCATGCAGCACAGGGCTTACTTCATAAAGTTCAACCTCTTTGAGCAAGTTGGCCTGCTTGACCGGATCGAAAGTGGCTTGAAGGGTCTTATAGCCGATTGACCATTCCTGTTCTTCTCCGAAGAAGGCGACGTTAGCGAATGCCTCTCGCCCTTTTTCTGCACCCAGATTGAACTGGACTTTTGCAAACAAACCGCCGATTCCAGCACTCTTCATTTTTTCTGGAAGTCGTGGGTCCGAGTTAGCGACTTCGTAGATCTCTAAAACTTTTCCAATGGGGTCGTTCCAGCTATGTCCCCAAACCACTCTGGGCTTTCTTCTTTTTAGGCTCTCATTGAAGGCGCCGGGAAGAACGATGTCGCCAACACTGTCTTTGTTGCCTATGCCAGAAACAAAACATTCGACAATCCCTTGGGCATTGTCAACACTGATCTGAGCGCCGTTTCGGGCTTTAAATTGAATGTCATCAAGCAGTTCGTTTGGCATATTGAAACCTCCGTCAATACATAATAAGCGACAGAAAGCTTCTACCGTGTAAGTAACAAGCATAAGAACTGCAGTTTCCGTAAACTATTTTACGGAAATTAACTGATTGGGAAAACCCAAGCCCTTCGAGCCTCATCCTCAGCCAAAGCCGCTGGTGCTTTTGCAAGAAGGCTGGCAAATACGCTGACTAGCTCACCCTTAACCGCCGCATGACGGCGATCTTCGTCCTGTAATGTCATACAGGTGGTGATCTTTTGATTAATAATCTGCTCTGTATCTAAATTAATTGATTTAATACGATCCATTTGAGCATTCAGTTGAACCTGAACATCTTCTCCAGATGGCGGTTCGTACTCATCAGATTCATTGGACTGCTTTTCTTGAGAGTCTTTAATAATTGAGTTCAAAACGGGTCGGATGTCTTCATCCATCTGTCGATCCCATGTACCGAGAGTCATAATATTTTTGATATCCAAGGTGCCTTCGGTTAGAAGCGTGCGCGCTTTTCGTCCAGCAGCTTTTTCTAAAATAACTCGTTGCTGTCTCTCGAACAGACGTTCGAAGCTGCGGTCGAGAATGCCCGTCCAACGCTCGTAGTCCACACCCAGATCGTCCTCTTTGGTCTCAATGTCGAATGGTTCACCCGAGAGTTGTCCCATATTGGGAGCAGCTTCGGCAGGTGGTCCAGCAGCCGGTGGGCTTTCTTGTTCTTGAGCCAAAGAACCTTGCATGGTGTTCGGGTCAAGGGGTTGTTCACCCGGTTGCGGACCTTCCGCTCCCGGCGTTGGCATCCCGGGCTGAGGTGGCATCATGCCCGGTTGCCCGCCCATCATTGCGTTGGGCTGCTCCATTTCCTTCTCAGTATTTGCGACAGGCGTCAAATTCGGGTTCATAAGTAATGAATCTGCAAGGTCAGATTTAACTGTCTCTTTGCCTGTCATGTCACGATATTCGTTGATGCTTATCAACCCGTTCTGGAGTTCATCCATCAAGTAACGATCGCGTTCTTGTTTATAAATAATTAGGTTGGGAACCGTTGAGGTGTCGAAGTCGATGTAATGAATAGGGTCAATTTCATCCAAGGCACGAGCTATTGGTTCGAGGTGGGGGAGCATTGTCTCCATCCAGAAAACACGAATCTCTTCTCCCGCGTTACTGAACGTTCTTCCCGAAGCGTTACCTATAACGGTCTCAGGAACTCCGAAGGCAGCAAAGATTTCTTCTTTGGTGATGGTTCTCATTTGGATGTAGGCAGCATCGCGAGGACTCGATGAGGTATCGACAAAATCAACCCCGTCATCTGCTGCTACTACGGTGGTTGAACCAACGCGACCGAGATTGCCCCTAAATCGTGATCTCAATTCGTTCTTGTCGTCATCGTCGATTTCGCCACGGAGAACCAATAGGCCCCCGGGTCGGCCATCGTTAAGAAGGAAGTTGCGGTTGTATAGCTTCGCAAGGTTTTCGATTTCTATAGCAACGCCCGCAGACTCCATCGGGGTCATCGACAGGTAGGGATCTAAGGGGTGTGGTCTCCGAACCCAAACAACATCTTCTGGCTTAAGACGTACTTTCTTTCCGTCGGGCATGGCGACTTCATAACCAGACACAAATGTTTTTGGATGAGGCACTGGTGCGGTGTGTTGAGGGGGAAGCAAATTAAGCCCAATAATTCTTCCGTCTCTAGAACGCACTTTCTCTATAAAGGCACCACGGCTACTCATCAGCAGTTGGGCTGAAAGCCGATATCTGAATATAAATGAATTTTCACCAATATTAGATTTAGTATTCAAGATATCTAATATTGTGCTTTCCCTCATGACGGAAGAGCTTGTAACTAGTTTTCCATCTGGAGCATTGCCCTCACGAAGAATAACCGGAAGGCGTGCTTGGTTACCAGCGATCACATCCACACAGCGGGCCACCCATGTGACCTTCTGCATGCCTTCTCGGTACGCCCGTTCAATATCCCAAGGGTCGAAGTAAGGTTGCCCAGCAAGTGTCGGGTTTGTGGCTATGGGCGCGCCGGGTCCCACAGCGGCATGTTTCCGCTGTTCTGATCCGTCAATAGATTTGTTATTAGTAGAGTTCCACGCCATCGTTACTCAAGACCCAGTAGAAATCCGAATATGCCACAAGCTAGACCCCCAACTATAAGGCCCAACGGCGGATATACCATCGCTGCACCGATGCCTGTAAGTATGATAAATGATACCATTAGAGCGTTTGCTATTATTCCCCGCTCTTGCAGGCTTTGTATTTTCATCCAAATATTCATGTGCCCTCTTACAATAGTCAAGAACAGGCTGCACTTTGTCGCCTATTCTAGAATAGGCTAAGACTGTGAGGTGATGGAGTGACTACGGATTGGAATAAGGTACTCGATTACCTAGAGCCGCGCGAATCACCTCACTGCCCAGAGGACGCGTCTCTTACCCAAAAAGTTTTCTTACGCACTTATTCGTTGGAAGCTCTCTTCGGTGGTGCGGCGGGTGGCGGAAAAAGTTCCGCCCTCTTGATGGCAGCACTTCAATATGTTGACGTGCCACAGTATTCGGCCATCCTGTTTCGTCGCACCTACGCCGACCTTGCTCTGCCGGGAGCGATCATGGATCGTTTCCAAATGTGGACAGGTCCGGAAGAAGATGTGAAGTGGAACGCCAATACCTACACGGCAACTTTTCCCTCTGGTGCCCGAATCTCATTTGGTTACCTAAATAACAGTCAGGATTATTTGCGATACAAGGGTGCGGAGTTCCAGTTCATCGGGATGGACGAGGTCACCGAAATCCGGGAAGCCGACTACCGATACCTATTCTCTCGCTTGCGTCGTCCGGCATCGGGTCCACTCTCAAAGGTTCCTCTACGGATGAGGTGTGCCTCCAACCCCGCGCCTAACTGGGTTAGACAGCGTTTCATTATCGAGGGTCAAAATGAGGGACGAATTTTCGTTCCTAGTTTTTTGGACGACAACCCGGGCATTGACGCTGATTCGTATCGACAATCGCTGCAAGCTCTGGACCCCGTGGAACGCAGGCGACTCGAAGAAGGCGACTGGTGGTCTACCACTTTAGGTTCTCTGTTCGATAGGGAATCAGTTGTCCTGTTGGATCAGAACGAAATCCCAGAGCTGACCTCAATGGCAAAGGCCGTGCGTTTTTGGGACTTGGCTGCTACTGAACCGTCCTCAACCAACCCTGATCCAGACTGGACAGTCGGAACCCTCATGATGTTCGACCAAGGAATTGCTTACATTTTGGATGTGAAACGTGCAAGGGTCAAAGGGGAAAAAGTGGAGCAACTAATCGCCCAAACCGCTTACGAAGATGGGCATGGGGTTCCAATCAGGATGGAACAAGAACCGGGCTCCTCTGGAAAAGCCCTTGTAGATCAGTACGCTCGCTACATCGTGCCCGGCTACGATTTCATTGGCATGCGTGCCACCGGAGACAAGGTCACTCGTGCCCGTCCATTTGCTGCCGCCCTTGCTAACGGCAACGTCAGGGCGGTGCGTGGGCCATGGTTAACCGACTGGCTTGACGAATTATCCAGTTTCCCCGAAGCCTGCAATCACGACGATCAGGTGGACTCGGCCACGGGAGCTTTCACACACTTAGCCGGATTGGGGTTGCCTCAGCGCAAACGAGTTGCTATCGTTGTCTGAGTAATACAGAAACCCCTACTAACCGGAGTTGCTATGAATTTGGAGAATATTAGAACCCTCCGCCTGCTTCTCTCACAGCTCGATGAACGAGTTGGCGAGATAGACAGAGAAACCCAAGATGTGGCCAACTTGGTCTTAGAGTTGAATCTGGCCAAGGTCGAACTTGGGATTATTTACGACCAAGTCTCAGGGTTGCTGGGCGACCTCATGATCAATGATCCACTTATCGAGTTGCGTGACGGCGCTCAGGTGGAACGCAAGATGGGGTCCACCCGAAAGGGCTGGAACCACAAAGACCTTGCCAACGTGGTCATGGACCGAATCCAGCAGTCCTCAGTTGACATGGATACCGGTGAAGTGGTGGCCACCCCAAAGGACATGGCCATCCAAATGCTTGACTACCTTGCTCCTTCTTACTGGAGGGTGGGCAAATTGAGCGAGATTGGCCTTAACGCTGATCTCTACTGCGAGCCGTCTGAACCAAAGACGAGCGTCATTGTCAGGAGGGGTGAAGCCCGATGAGCGACATACTAGCCCAGCTTTCAGAACCGTTCCCACGAGAAGTCGAACGCAGTATGAAAAAGGGAGGGACTTCCCTCACCTATATTCCTATCAGCGAAGTCATCACTCGTCTCAATACCGTACTCGGGATTGAGAACTGGTCCTATGAGGTCAGAGACTGCCATCGTGATGCCTTGGACCCTGAGTGGGTTATCGCCCATGTCCGCCTCACTGTTGTGATCGACAGCAACGTTGTTTACAAAGACGGCTTTGGTGGCCAAAAGATCAAGCGAATGAAAAACGGCGACCCTGTCGATCTCGGTGACGAGATGAAAGGTGCCGTTTCGGACAGCCTCAAGAAAGCCGCACAGGCTCTTGGCGTTGGTTTGTATCTTGCAAGGTCAGATGAATCACTTCAACTGGAGCAGGAGATTGCCGAAGAAGAGGCAATCGACCCAGCCGTTAAAGCGGCATGGGAATCCTTTACCTCTGTAGTGTCAAGCCTAAATGCCGACCAGAAGGCCAAGCTCAACGAGTTTTGGATGGAGTTCTCCGGCAATAGGCCCAAGCCGCAGCAAGATACAGCGACAGTAGCTGACCTGACGGCCCTCTCAGAAGAAGCAATTCGTCTGTCATTTAATGCGGAGTACGTTGATGATGACGACTCAAACGAGTGATGGCGCAACCAAACGCAATGCCGCAATGCGGTTGGTTGAATCAAACGCAAAGCCACACCTAAAGAGAGCAGCCAAGTGGGCGATTTACCACATCGCCACAACATTCCCTTCTGACGTTCATTGGACAACCGATGCCGTCTTGGATCGTTTAGATCATCAGGGAGTAACTCTTCAAGATAACCGGCTGCTTGGGCCTCTTATGAAGGCCGCTGAAAAGGCCGGGCTTATCGAACCCGTAGTCTGTTCTACATGCAGGCGACCAGAGACTGCGCTATCCAATAGGCCATCGCGTCACAAGGCCCCACAGCACCTATGGAGGTCTGTTAGTGACTGAGAAATTAGAAGCACCACCACATCTGTCCCCGTCTTCGATGGGCACATATAACCAATGCCCGATGAAGTTTCGATTCAGCAAAATTGACAAGCTTCCCGATGAGCCCAGTGAGGCAACCCTGCTAGGAAACTTGGTTCACGATGTTTGTGAACAGTTTTACATGTATGACCCCAACGAGAGGACCAAGGAACTTATTGTTCCCCTCTTCGCGGAAGTGTGGGAGTCGGGTGACTGGATTAATCGGATTCACCCATATGTCAGGGGCGATAAACGCATCCGTCAATTCAAATGGCGTGCCGTGTGGTGTGTCGAGAACTTGTGGGCGGTCGAAGAACCCACGGCGATCGAACCAGAGGGCTTGGAGTATGAACTCAACGGAGAGCTCGGAGGGGTAACCCTCAAAGGATTTATCGATCGCTTTTCCTTGGCTGGCGACAAACTGGTTATCAGCGATTACAAAACCGGCAAGACTCCCAATCCGAACTATGGTGACGACAAGTTTCTCCAACTCAAAATCTATGGCTCACTAGCCAAAGTGTTGGGGGTGGGTGAAACTGAAAAATTAGAATTGCTGTATCTAAAAGATGGCGTAAGGCTGGAACATAATTTCACCCAAAGTGATTTTGATGAGACTGTCGAATACGTTGTAAATACTAAAAAGGCCATAGATGTTTCATGTGAGACACATGAATTTGAGACCAGAAAAACGGCGTTGTGCAATTGGTGTGCGTATAAGCCTCAGTGTCCTGCTTGGAGTTGAAAATGCAAATAACAGATGATGCTTTTGCGCAATTAGTTGCGGAAGAAGTCAAAAACAAACTGTCGCCGGACCACCGAAAAACTCTGCTAGAGGCAAAAAATTGGGATCGCTGGAAGCGAGCCCTGAACGCATTGTCTGAAAACCTCTTGACTCAGATTGAGAGCATCGAAGCAGATGCCGAATCAGACGCGAACCGTTATATGGCGTTAGGCAAAGACGGGCGCAAGTTGGCCAGAGAAGCAGAAAATGCATATACGTCTAAAAAAACAAAGGTTGAACGTTTTAAGTTCCATGTTGATAATCGTTTGAGTCAAGTAATGGGGATGATTCAGACCGGTAAACCCATCGACATGAATCCATTTGAGTCTGCCAATTTTTATCGTCGTGCAATCTTGAAGCATCGAGAACTTATGAATGTGCACGACCTTGAAGACACCGCTATTGATCGTGCCTTGTGGGCAGCGTTAGAGAATAAGTGGAACTTTGATCAGGTAACTAGTGACGCCGTATGAAACGCAAGAAGCCCATGAAGCGTGGTGGGCCGCTTAAACGAAGTGGCCCATTAAAGCGGACAGGCTCTCTTAACCCACGCAGCAAGAAGATGCAGCAGAAATACGTTGAGCGCAGGAAGGTGGTCTCTCGCCTCCTGCAAGAGCGGCCCTATTGTGAAGCGTGCCCGGTTTGGGCGCAGCACGATGAGGTAACGCTTTACAAGCGGAATGCAAGCGTCGATATTCACGAATTGAAGCGTCGCTCACAGGGTGGCTCCATTCTTGAAGAAGAAAATCTTATGGCCGTGTGTCGTGATTGCCATGACCGCATCGGACGTGAACCGGCAACTGCAATCGAGCTTGGTTTGGCTGTTCCCGGGTGGCGGAAAAAGCCATGAAGTTCATGGGCCTCGACCTGTCCCTTACATCGACGGGTTACTCCTGTGACGGGGACATGGACGCAATTGCTGTCAAGAAGAAGGGCGTGGAACGGCTTGCGGCCATCAGGGATGAAGTCATGCTTGCCTGCCGCGAACATCGCCCAGACGTGGTGTTGATTGAGGGTTACTCATTTGCTTCACGAGCCAGTCAAGCTCACTCCATCGGAGAGTTGGGTGGCGTCATTCGTCTTGCTCTATATGAAGAGAATTACACCTTCGTGGACATCCCCCCGACCTGCCGTGCCAAGTTCGCGACTGGAAGAGGCAACGCATCGAAGGCTGAAGTCATCTCCGCAATCTCTGCCCGGACTGGATTAGTCTGGGAGGGCAAGGGTGCCGACGATATGTGTGATGCGTGGATCTTGGAGCAGATGGGACGTACCCGCTTTGGTTTGTCTGACGAAGAATGGCCAAAGAAGAACTTAGAGGCTTTGGAATCCATCGACTGGTCCCATGTTGTGAGGAAAGATAATGAACTTTAGAGGCCCTATTAGTCAGGTAGAGATCGAACAACGACTGTTATATTTCCTTGACGAATTGGAAAGCGAAACAGAAGCTTTTGAAAGCCTCGCTGAAGACAATGCTAAAAAAGAGGCGAGGTATAAAGCGTCATGGGCTAAGGAGTATTTGTCGGCCAAGGGATCGATCAAAGAACGAGAATCTTGGGCCGACTACAAAATGGCTGACGAACAGTTTGAGTACAAAATATCGGAAGCCCTACTAAAATCGAAGCGAGAGAAATTGCTCTCCTTGAGAACGTCCATCGACGCGATGCGAACGTTAAATGCAAACGTCAGAGTGCAGGTGTGACCATGAAGGGTAACTACAAAGTCCACGAGTCTCTCAACGAGTTGCTTGTCCCATTGAGCGACCTCCAGCCCCTTCTCAATAACCCAAGAGTTGGAAATGTTGAAGCGATCGCTGCGTCATACGATGAATTTGGTCAAGTGAAGCCCATTGTGATTCGTCTGAACGAAGACGATAAGGCCACGGTTATCGCTGGCAACCATCAGGTTGAAGCAGCCAAGAAGCTTGGCTGGACTCATATTGCCGCTGTGCCCTTTGATGGGGATGACAAACGAGCTGTTGCTTTTGCCCTTGCTGACAACCGGACAATGGAGTTGGGCCATACAGATAACACCAAGGCTGTCGACATGATTCTGAGTGTTGTTGATGAGTACAGCGATCTTATGGGCGACTTGGCGTGGGACGATTTCGAGATTGCTCTTTACGAAGAGCAGGCAGAAATCGCCGCAGACAGAGAAGATGGCACCACAACATTTACTCGTCCGTCTCTGATCGACAGGATGGATGATGCGCTAGATGCTTTAGTGCAGGATGGCGAGGATGGGGAACGAAAGATTGTCGCCGACGACAGTGTCGACCATAACGATATTGCTATTCAGGGCAGCACAGTTACGCCTCAGGGTGAGTCAAATAAAGCAGTTGTCCAGTACACCTTGGTTTTCGATGATCCTGCCCAGCAGAAAGATTGGTACACCTTTGTGCGATGGCTTCGCGGGCAACCGGCCTATGAAGGCGATACAACTGCAGAGAAGTTGATGTCATTTGTCGAGGCGCACTCAGAGTTATGACTCGTCAGCGGATGTTTCTAGACATCACATGTCTCGATGCTGCTCGTCAACGGATACGTCACGTTTACGACACCTTCGATACCGTTTGTATTCAATTCTCTGGAGGCAAAGACAGTACGGCTGTTCTCTATCTGGCTAAAGAGGTGCACGAAGAACGTGACTTAGGTCCAGTCAAAGTCATATTCAGAGATGAAGAGATGGTTAGTCCTCTCGTTCTCGAATATGTCGAAATGGTCAGAAATTTCGATTGGGTCGACATGGAGTGGTATTGCCTCCCATACGGGGGGGAGGTATGGGTTCTGGGCCGACGACAACCCGTGGTGTTGTGGGGGGAGTATCGAGAACAAACAGGGCGATGGGTACGCGAAATGCCGGAAGATGTAATTAGCGCAAAATCGTTCGGGCTAGAAGGGGGTCAACCCCTACCTGAAGCTGTTGATTTTTACACGATGCAAGGGAAGCAAGGAAGCGTCGCCTTCATTACTGGCGTCCGGGCTGCCGAGTCGATGATCCGTTACCGATCCTTGGTGCAGAAGCTGCACGAGAATTACATCGTCACACCTTTCGGCATCAAGCGTGGAACACCTCTCAAATTTGCGAAGGTGATTTACGACTGGAATGTTAACGATGTACTCAAATTCATTACCGAAGAACATAATGCCCCCTACTGTGAGTATTACGACAGGGCAGCATTAACTGGATCGAATACTCGTGTCGGGATACCACTCCACTCTGTCGCGATTCGACGCATTGGGGATGTGGTTGCCACAGAACCAGAATTCTACGACAAGCTGTATGAATGCTTTCCCCAGATCGACGCTCAGCGTCGTTGGTGGAAGGACTTCGACATTGAGCAATTGATCAACAACTATGCCGACGAGGGTTGGGACGGCGTAACTAGTGTCATCGAGGATTACATGATCGGTGATTCAAAAGCTCGAAGGGCTAAGGCGTATGCGGCTGAATTCAGAAAGAAACATGCTTTAGATCCGCACTCGTATCCGATTAATTGGTTAATCAGGAATCTCCTACTCAACGAACTCACCACAACTTCAGCCTCCCCCGTGGGGCCAAAAACGAGAGCCCACACAGTGAGGCAGAAAGCAGCAGAGGAAGCCTCATGAGTGCAGAGCAATACACGATGTGGGTTCGGGATTACGAGGAGCTCAATATTCCAGAGTGGAATGCCACATATATCCTTAGACCGGATTTGTTGGTCCTGACAGCGGCCCTAATGGATTATGGGGTGCTTTCCCCACTTGTTGTTCAGAAGGACGGCATGAACGTAATTGACGGCTCTCAGCGGCTGCGAGCAATCAGGGGTAATAAACACCTGTCAGAACGGTTTGCTGATGGCGTACCTATTCATGTGATTGATTGTGGCGAAACTGAGGCTATGGCTCTACACGTTCAATTGAATCGTGGTCGTGGGAACATGGTTGCCCATAAATTATCTCGAATCGTAAAACAACTGAAAAGATCTAGAGCATTTTCGGTAGAAGATTTCGTGGCTCGTTTTTGTATGAAGGGCGATGAATTGGAATTGATGTTGGATGGCTCGATCATTAAGCACCGAAAAGTTCCGAATCATCGTTATTCGATGGCATGGGTTCCGGTGGAAGCTCCGCCCGGAACTGTTGACAAAAAAGAAGTCACAACAGAAAAACCTCCTAACGCCGATAGGTAACAATTAACGGGTATATAGTGTAAGGGCCTAGTGCTACACTTAGAACTAGATCAAATCTAGGAAGGTGTTGTTATGCCCTCACCCGGTAGAGAACGCGAATTCGATTTTCGGCGAGCTGGACGAATTCGTCGTAGTATTCGCTCTCTTTTGCGTGGCCGTGAAGCCCGCCGTGGTCGTGGACGTATAGCCAATGAGCGAGTGCGTGACATCATCCGTAGAGGCGGTAGGCGCCGTCGTCGCGCGATTAGATAGGAGCCTGCGATATGGCTCTGGTAACTCGTGCCAATCTTAAAACCTACATGGATATTGAGTTCAGCTTGCGTCAACAAGACGCTGCTGACATTGTTCTTGGCGGTCTTCAATCAGAACTGGAAACCTATTTAGGAAGAAAGATTGAAGCAGCCAACTTCACCGAGGATTACATTCTCGATTCGAATCATTTGGGTGTTCCTGAAACCTCATTTTTTTATGACAATAAACTAGATTCGAACACAAGCGGCATTCTTTCGTATACAGATCCTCCAGCGACGGTGTACTTACGAGAAAGTCCGGTTAACTCAATTGCGAGTGTCGTTCTTACTCCCGTAACTCCCGGAAGTGCCGCCGAAACTTTAGTTGCCGGAACCGAATACGTTGCACGTCGATACGGCGTAGACGTTTATCGCGGTAGCTCCAATGATAAATTAACGATTACTTACAATGCCGGTCTTGCTGGTGCAAACATCCCTACTTTTAAGTTAATGATTTTGAGGGCTGCTTCTAGAGAGATGCAGAACATGCACGACGATGTTGTCGGCATTAAGGATCTCGAACCTCGAAATATCGCCCCTATGGAAACAGGGTTTACAGATAGGGAGTTGCTGGCGGTCAGACGACATCGCCGAATTCGGGTGGCTTAATATGGCATTTCGAATCGGCATTCCTCAGCCGCTTCAAAGGGCGCGGCGGGCAAAAGGTGTTCAGATTGAGTTTGACACCGAATTCAATACTCAACCTCTCAAACGAGAAATCAATGGTGTGCAGCGGCGTGCCAGAGATTTTGGCCCAGTTTTCGAACGCATCCGTGATGATTTAGAACAGCACTGGGCGAAAAACTTCACGTCAAATGGACTACCCGTAGGGGGTTGGGCACCACTGGATGCTCAGTATGGCTCATGGAAAGCAGCTCGTTTTCCCGGAGCTCCGACGCTCGTACAGACGGGCCATTTATTTAATAGCCTGTCTAGCTTGAGGGGAAATCCAAACGAAATTCATCCCCACCGAGCAGTTTTTGGAACAGATATCGAATGGGCCAAATTTCATCAAATGGGAACAAGCAAGATGCCGAAGCGACAAATTATTTTTGAACCCCATGAGGCTCATATTCGCTGGGGCCAATGGGCCGTTGATTACATGTCAGAAGGCCGTGCAGCATTGGAAAGTAGTCTCTAATGGCAGCCCTGATGCATGGCGCACAGTTCGCCAAGAGTTATGTAAATGATTTCTTAGAAACGGACCTTCCTGTTCGTCTTGTCGAATACAGAAACGGTTGGGGTGCCGACAGTGCCTCTTTGCCTGACCCTTTGAAATTTCTGACTTTTGAACCAGTCGCTATCGATGCTTGGCCAATGATTATTACCGTTGCCATATCGACAGCGAATATGGAAAGACTCGGCTGGTCGTCGGACACGCCGTCAGAACCCGAGTATCGAGTCAATTACACAATGCGTACTTATATTTGGGCAAAAGCAAATGGTTCTGAAGCTGCGACCTACATGCGCGATCGGTTAACAACCGTGACCAGAGCAGCTCTTCTTGATCGACCCTGTCTTAAAGCGACAGACGCGCGAGACACATGGAAAGTAGAAATCGATGAAGCGTCGATGCGTGAAGAGTTTTCCGACTTGACATTAGTAAAAGGTGATCGAGTTATGGCTGGTTCGTACATTGGCTACACCTTGGGCATCAATGAGGTTGTTGCCAGAACCAATCTCGGCACGGTCAAAGAAGAAGGTGTCCAGATCGGTGTCAAGAATGTTGGCGTCAGCGATACCTCTCTCGACTTGCCGACAAACCTTGGGTACACGACTACCGGAGGTTCGTCAGAATGAGTTGTTGTTTATGTCAAACTGTTCCACGCGGCTCAGCCGATGCCATATCTATGGATTATGAAAGATCCAATTGTATTATTGTTCATAGCAAGGCACAACACATAATTGAGACTTGTAGCTGTTGTGGTCACAGAATAGAGCCATTAGGTAATATGATGTGTCTCAACACAGAATTGATTTCCGGAGCACTAGCTGCCGATCATTTAGAGGTTATTGCCCAGTTTGACACTATTGGACATATGGTGCACAAAGGATAAGGTACAATCAAGGTATGGCTACTTCATTTCATTGCTTTAATAGCATGCACCGCGACGAAGCGGATACCCGCGTTAAGGAAGGCGACGTTGTCGTCTACAACATGGGTCTTGCTATTCGCGAAATAGACGAACTGGGACATGTTGTTCCTATCGGACATTTCGGTTGCGTCTCAGAAAGCAATCCGATCTTAGACAAATTGGTCGAAGCTGGACTTTTAAATCTTATTAGTGGCGGCTCTCCGAAAAAATCTTCCTCCAAGAAAAAGACACCTCCTGCCGCGTCAACTAAAGGTACTGGATACAACCCTGATGCCAGAGATGGCGATGGTGACGGTCTTGTACAGGACGGCACAGAGTGGGAACGAGAAGCAGAGTGAGTACATACTGTAAAAGTCTCACTAGAGAAAGCTTCTAGTCTGATAATCTATAATCAACAGTTACACGGATACACGGAAGCGTTTTGTAGAATAAACAAGGCGGCTCCGATGTCCGGAAGCTCCAATTAGGAACGGGAAGGTCTTATGCCCGGAGTAGTCATTACCACAGCAGTTAGAACGGGTCCATCGGCTGACACAGTTCGCGATTCGTCGCAAGCATTTTTTGTCGGTCTAGCTCTGCGAGGGCCTGAGGAAAAGGCCACGCTGGTCACCAGTATTGCTGATTTCGAAGCACAATATGGTGGATACCAGTCTTACGCATATTTGCACCCCACCATAGAAACATTCTTTGAAGAGGGCGGCACCCAGTGTTACGTCGTTCGCGTTGTCGGCCCGTCAGCCACAGAGGGCAAACATAAGCTCCTCGATAGCTCTTCGGGCGACTCGATGCAGCTGACGGCTGTAGGACCGGGCGACTGGTCCGCAAACATGACCTTCACCGTTGAGGCAGGAACTGTCGCTAGTAGCGTCATTCTTAAGCTTCTCTACTACAACGTTCAGGTGTTCACATCGGGCAACTGCACCACAGTGGATCAGGTTATCGGCAAGATTAACGGAAGCGCAGTCGCGTCGAAGTATGTGACGGCTTCAAGTTTGGGTTCCAACCTTCCTGCCGCTCTGGCCTCTACGGCACTGACCTATTCGGATCAGCCCACTGGCGGCACTACGGCTTCCGACGATGACCGTTCAAACATCACAACTGCGATTCACACGGCAGCGTTGACCAAGTTCAACCATGCTTACGGCACGGGATGTGTGGCAAACCCAGAGTCCTCGGCAACGGCGACTTATCAGGGTCTCATCCTCCACGCCAATACTTACAACCGGATTGCCATCTTGCATCCGGCAGCCTCACAGACGGTTGCTCAGGCTGAAACATGGGGTGAGACAATTACGGCGAGTGAAACCAACACGGAACATGCCGCTGGCTACTTCCCTTGGATCAACGTCCCCACCTCAACAGCAGGCGTAACTCGCTTGATCCCACCGGATGGTTATGTGGCAGCGACACGCTCGCGGGCACACAATCAGGTTGGACCACAGCAAGCAGGTGCAGGAATCATTTCAAACGCCCGCTGGGTAGTTTCCCCAGAGCTGGAAGTTGATCAGATCTCTGGTGACGCCCTAGACGTGGCTCTAGTGAATGCACTAAGAGTGATCAATAGCTCGCTTCGAGTTTATGGAGCCCGCTCTTTGTCAGGAGACACCACAAACTTCCGCTACATCACCGGTCAGGATACGGTCAACGGTGTAGTGACAGAAGCGAATGTGGCTCTAGAGGATTTGATCTTCGCGGTAATCAACGGTCGGAACGACATCTTCACAGCGGTCGAAGGCAAGCTCATCGGAATCTTGGAGCCCCTCCGCCAAAGCGGAGCGCTGTACGAAGCTTTCGATGCAAAAGGTAAGCGAATTGACAAGGGTTACACGGTTCAGTGTGACGCAGCTATCAATCCGGTTACACAACTTGCGGATGGGCTTGTCAAAGCCAAGGTCGGCCTTCGGGTATCGAGCGTGGGCGACAAGATCGAAGTAGACATCGTCAAATCCAACCTCACAAACTCAGTGGTATAGGGAGGGCTAACTAATGGCCAAAATTTCACAGCGACAAGTACTCGGACTGATTGAACCGAAAAACGTAACTCACCCCAAGTGGGAAGGGTTTAAGTTTGCTCAGGTCTCTGGTGGTGAAATCACGGCTGCTGTCGAGAGGATCTATGAAGGCGGCGACAAGTTCCCGAAGGTTCTATGTGCGCCCTACGAGATCGGCGACATCACCCTGACCGCCCATTACGATGATGATCTGACTGAATCAGACTCCGGAGCGGGTATCGCCCTCAAAATCAATCAACTTAGAACGCTTGTGGGTAGTTCGTATTACGACATCCGCATTCAAACTTACGATTGCGATATTAACGTCAAGAATCTTGACAGGCACTACGGCAACGCTCTATTGGTGGGACTTACCGAAGCCGAAGGTGATGCATCTTCAGGCGCCCCCGCCACTTTTGCGCTCACTTTCGCAGTGCAGGGTATTGCCGGAGGCGGCACAACCCCCGACTGAGTAAGTCCTCCCCTACACGGGGGGAATAGCGTGATACTGTACGCCTTATGAGCGACGCATTATATGACGAAGCATCTGAGGCTAAAACCTCAGACTCAAAATCCACCGCCAAGAAAACCAAGGAAGACTCTGCGGGGGTTATTGGGGGTGTTTTACCGATTGAAGAGACAGTTCTTGACCGCCTGAAGGCTGTTGTCTCTGCCAAAGTAGAACGCACCGTTGTTCTATTAGAGGTTCCTGATCGTCCGGGCGTTCATTTGAGAATCAGCCCAAACATCACACAAGCCCAAATGAAGGCTTGGCGTAAAAACGCAGGCGAAGAATCAAAGAATGGTCTCGACCCGATCAAATTCGCTTGCCAAGTAGTTGGCCAAACATGCGTCGGCATCAGCATGGACGGAGAAGAGGCGTTCGATGAAGCTGGCAATGCGCTCAACTTTGCAGCGCCTGAGATTTTAGAAATGACTAGTGCCACGAGGCCAGTACCAGACGCAGTTAGAAACTTCTTTGGTACGGACCCACATGTGGAGGGGGCAGCATTGGCAGTACTTGAAGCCGCTGGCTATGGTGACACCGTTGATGTTTTAGAGGACCCTACGAACTAGCCTTCGATGCTCTTGTAGAGCAAAGTGCGATAGTTAATGCTGCGCGCCTCTCCGAAGTCTTTCATACTAGTCCTTTACAACTACTAGATTGTAGTGATGAGGAATGGCTGATTTTGATGGCCTGTGCTAAAGTTGTAGAGAACGATCGTGAGAAAATGGAGCGTGAACGGGAGCTAGAAAAAGGCTCTTAGCGCTACCTTTTGGCCCAGTTGAGTTAAGGGTGGCAAGCATATGGCCGCAGAAACCGAACTTAAGATTCAGGTTGATGTTGACGGCACCCGTAAACTCGACAAGTTAGAGCGAAAAATACGTTCACTGGAACGTACTGTTGACCGTTTAGGAACACGCTCTACTCGTGTTTTCAAAAACTACGGCTCCCAAATGGACAATACTTTGGGCAAGTCGACGGGTAAATGGAAAAAGCATTTCGACGATCTTGATTCTTTAATCAAGAAGTTTGGTACTGCCACTCTTGGTGGACTGAAGCTCGCCATGAAAGCCGCTGGAGCAGAAATGGCTTTGATGGCTATTTCGATGGTGTCACTTCATGGCCTATTTAAAATAGGTCAAGGGCTTGTTAAAACGTATACAGGCTTATTGAATGTTCTGGGCGGCGCTGCCGCTGGTGCGACTCTGGCATTAGCTGGTACCGCAGCAGCTCTTCGTGAACAGAATGCCGCCATGTTTGCCTTTAGGGGCAACGCAATGGGGGGATATGACGGTTTTGTTACTGGATTGAACAAGGTTCGCGTAGTGATGCGTGGCCTTCATCGTGATGAGGTCATGGCCGCTGCTGGAGCTGCAAATTTGGAAGCAGCCTATGCCGCAGTGTCTAGAAGATCAACTTTCACCCAAGGGTCCCAAGGCATGCTTCGCGAGTTAATGGACTTTGCTGCCGCTGGTGGGGACATGAAAAAAGGAATGTCATCAGCAGGTGAGTTGATCGCATCAATACAATCGGGCAAAGGCAATTGGCGGGAACAGGCCAAATCCATGGGGGAACCCATGAAGAAAGCTATGAAAGATTTGGGTATTACTTCCCGCCAACAACTACAGACAGCCTTGTCAGACGGATCGTTGGCCGCTGCAGGTGGCGTAGCGGGCCAGTGGGCCGCTGTTAGCGGCACTCTCATTGGTCAATTTAAGGCAGCTTTTACGGGGATCAGAGCAGATTTTGCTGACCTAGGTCAATCGCTTCTAGCACCACTTAAGGTGCGCTTACAAGAAGTTGTGAGAATATTCCGTGACGGCATGTCTAGAGTGTGGCTACCCCTTATCCAATTCGGTCAGGGTCCTTTCCTGAGTTCCATAACTGGTTTCGCAGAAAAAACTACGGACATGTTCGTCTCTCTAGTTCGTCGTGGACCAGAAGTCGAAGGCGTGTTCGGAAGAATCGCTGATCGTTGGAAAGGTTTTGTTGACGGCTGGAACAACGTCTTGGATCGGTTGCGTCCCCTCATTGACGGAGCCAAAGTTCTCGAAGGCATGTTCGGAAACATGTTCGGAGCAATAGGCACCTACATAAGAGAGTCCTTCGGCACCTTCAATGAGATGCTGCAGGAAAATGAACCCGCAGTTCGAGCATTCGGTACACGCCTAGGCGAACTATTTGCTGCGTTTGGTAATTTCCAAAACGAATTAAAAGCGCTCTTCTTTGAAGCCTTACCGTTCATAAACAGAATTTTGTCTGGTGTTAAAAGTATCGTAGATATGTTGACCAACGTTATTCGTGGGGGTCGCGGAATGCTCGGTGCCGTCGGAGACGGTGCTGGCGCTTACGGACTGTTGGCAGCTGCAATGGTGATTTTGAGCAAGCTCAAGAATTGGGCTGGCGGCTTCTTGTTTATGAAACAAACACAAACAATGAATGTAAATGCCGGTCAAGTGAATATAGCCGGAGGAGGGGCTGGCGCTACTGGAGTTACCGGAGGCGGGCAACTCAATGCGGGCCAACGAGCACAGATGGATGCCCGGGGTATGAAATCTATGAGTTTCCGCCAACGAGTGATGTCGGAGCAGCAAGCCATGAACGCTTCTGGAAAGCCGGGCACGATGTGGCAACGAGGTATCGGTTCTCGTCTGCGTGCCGCTCGACAGCCAAGCGAAGCTTTCCGTGGAAAAGTCGCTGGCAGTATGGGTGCAAGGGTTGGCCTTGGTATGGGGCTGGGGATGCTTTCACAGCATGTAGGTTCAGAGTCTCAAGGCGTAATGGCATTAGGTGGCGCGGCTGCATTTATGAGCCCTCAAATTGGTTTAGGTATCGCCGGACTTGGTTTGGCTGCCACCAGCCAAAATAAAACACATGCCGCATTGGGTGGCGCCGCAGGCGGTGCCGCTATTGGCATGTACGCAGGCCCGTGGGGTGCCTTGGGTGGTGCCATAGTCGGAGGCGCCTATGGATGGTTGACTGCCGGAGCTAGAAAAGCAGCTGCTGAGAGAGGGCTGGCCCAAGCAGCCGGTGCCGCTATCTCCGACGCGATGATAGGAGCCATAGCGTCTCAACTCGGAGTCAATTACGAAGGTATAGGCACAGCTGCCCTAACAACTTCGGCAGTTCGAAAAACTATACAGGATGGTCCAGTAGGACAGTATTCAAGCGACCTTCTGTCTGCAGTTTCCAGACAAGACCAAGGGGAGATGGCAAATGTTTTACAGCGGCTAAAGAATGATCCCGCGTTTTATGGGATGATTCCTGACAACATTCAACCGGAACACTATTCGGCTGTTGTCAGTGCTTTGGCTACCAGAATGTTCAAAGACATGCATCAAATCGACCGCATAATTATGAATACCGAAACAAACATAACCAGCTTAGGTGAATCGTTCAACATGGGCGAAGAAGCAATTCTGGCTATGGCTGGTGCCACCGACACTGAACTTTATAGCGCTACCGCCGGATGGGGCGCTTTGGCGATCTCTCTATCTGGGGCGTTGGTAAACGACACAAGAGAACTATCGGCAGCTGCGGCAGATCGCAGAGTTGCAATACAACAAGGTATGCGAGATGCCATCGAAAGAATCGACGCTCCGCACACACTTGACGAAGCATCTCAAAACATTAGAAACATTCTCAAAAAGGAAGGTCCCCTTTCTGACGACGATCAGAAAACTGTACTAACCGAATTTGGAAACGTTTTTACAGCTATGACAACGCTCACCGGATCTGAAACCGCTGGTGCACGGTCGATGCAAAACCTGTTTGGTGCCGGTGGTCAAATCTTCGGACAGGGCCAAATGCTCGAAGGAATGGAGCATGTGTTTCGTAGCATCTCAGGTATCGGGGGTGCTCTCTTCGGCAATGATCGAAGTGTCGCATTACAAAAATTTGATGCTGCTGAAGTCCTGCACAGTTCAATCCTCGGAGCTGGAGTCAAGGGTTCAAGCCTGTCGAGTATTTATCAACAGCTTGGAGACATGACGGGTATCGAGAGTTCCGGGATGCTTGAGAGAGATTTTTATCGAGACACAACCACTGGGGAATTCCTTACAAGCGGCGCCCTAATGGCCAAACTGGCGAATCTTGGCATCAATGTAGACCTACTCCAAATGACTCCACAAGAACTGATGGCTCCCCAAGACAAGTTCGAAGGTGCTGTCGGAGAATTCAGTAGTTCTGTAAGTGATCTAATTACTTCAATTGATATTTGGAGACAAACCAGCGATACTGCTACACCGCGTCGTGGCGTGGTCGCCATGCGTGGTCGCCTACAAGGAGGCTTAGGTTCAAGCAACTCTGACCATCTTTACGGTGGGGCCTTTGACATGTCCGGCAGCGGCTTAGGGTCAGTAATGACCAGCATTCGCAATAGTGGCGGCTACGCCGACATGCACGGCTCGGGAAGAACACGGCACCTACACGGCGTACCTCCCACTGCCCAATCTGGGGGCGGGGAGAGTAACAACTACACAATCAACGTTGTGGGTGGGGATAACGCATCCCCAGCGGAAATCGCGGATCAGGTGATGGATCGTATCGACCGTCGCTCGGTCGACAGTTACGAGAGGGCCTGACATGGGTAATTTTCATTATGGCGATGATTGGCCACAGCGACATGGCATTTTGTATTTTGAACCCGAAGACGAAGCGCTCACTATGAGAGCATGGGACCATTTTGATATACACATTGGTGCTTTAGAGCAAGACCAATCCTCTGAGGCGGATTGGTTGCAGGTGCCTGATTGGCTTCCCGGCTCAGGGAATATAACTTATCGACGTGTCGACTTTTACGGCATAACCTTCACCGACGCCCACACCGGCTATGGGCGGATGCTGTGGGTTAAAGATGATTCAGGACACAACGGCACAGAAGAGATGTGTGTTTTTTATTATGCCGTAAAGACTGAACGACACTTCTGGCAAGGGTCTGACACAATCAACTTCCATCAATATTCGTCGGGTGGGTACAAAGACTTTAAAGCTAAAGACTATACCCGGTTCCAGCGTTGGCGGCAATCGAGCGGACGCCCAACTGTCACCATTGTTGGCGATGGTAGCTTCAAAAGGAAAACTTGGTTCGGACCAGAAGGAACGACACGAGAAAACCCCACCCTTGGTACTTCTCACGGGAACTCTGCCAATCTTGGCACATGGGATGCACAGAGAGCAGACCCACTTCATCTCGGTAGTGGGGCATTAAATATGGCAACTAGTGCCGAGGCGACTCAAGCAAGAAGTACATTTATGGAAGCCCACGGCGATCCGTCGCGATGGCAAGGAACATTTTCAAAACAGCGCGATCTAATGGAAGGGATCGAAGGAACGGTTGTAGCATCGCACATTGGCGCGATGAACGGTGGCCCGTCGGGTATTGGGGCCAATATTGACATGTTCGTTCATAATGCGTTAATAGAAGCAGGTTACAACCAGTCCCAAATCACATGGTTTCGCAACGGGGGTGTGACTAATCCTCTCACCGATGGGGAAGAACATTTCTCAATCTCCCGGGTAAATACCCCAACCCCTGCGGCGGGCAATCAGTCAGGAAATAATAAAACTGCTGTAAAAACAACACCGCCTACGCCAGCCGTGTCAAAACTTATTGTTCGCGCCCCAATTGGTTACACCAAACCAGCCGACAAAGTAGGCGAAAAACCCTATATTCAACAAGTTGGTACATTTTCAGACGACCCACATACATACCATTTTAGAAATATTCCAAACACTGTTAGTTATCAAGGCTTAGGTTCTCGCTGGGTTGAAATACCCCGTAAGGGAGATTTTCCAATAGTTGAGTGGTCAGATTGGGCGTTGATGAAGGTTTCATTCGATTTTCTGGTTGCTCATACCACGTTGGACGGTAACGAGGGTCAGGGTGATGGTCTTTACAAAGACATATCGTGGGATTTGGATCAGCTTCGTCAGATGGCACAACGACCGCTACCTGTTTCGATTTTTGGAATGGATCAATTATTTGCGATTCAAATGAAACGAGCTCAAACGACGGGTCGAGCTATGCAATTTGTTATAGCCAATTTCACCGTTAAGTCTGCTCGTAGGGTGGTTGGTGAAGGCGACAAAGAAATCGCTGCCGCTCAATGTTCTATGACTTTGCAAGAAATCCCTATCGAAAAAATGAGAGTTGTAGAAATGTCTATGCCTCCCATGTCAGGCCCACAGGTTCCGGGAGAGCCTGAACCAGAACCGTCGTCTAGTCCACAACTGCCAAGCACTCTCCCCGGTGTGGAGATGGCCCCTAAGGATCAAAATCTGATGAATGGACCAGTTAGGTAGCGATGCCGGTAACGTCAGATGGCAGCGCACCAGCTCACGCAGGACCCCGAGAGGGCTGCGATTTAGCTTGGGATGATATTTACATGGCTGATGCCATGTCGGGCATCAACGAAGCTGTTTTGTCTATCCAAACCGAGTACAGCATGGACATGGTGAGTCAGGTCACGGTTACGGTCCACGATCCAAAGTTCATATTAGCTCGCAACAACTATTTTGCTATAGCTAGAACTGTTTGGTACAGGAGTTGGACGCTAACTGATTTGGTTTTACACCAAACTGCGACCATAGACGGTACCCGGGTTTGGCAGAGAATGGAAATTTCTAGCGCAACAATGGGTCAAGGACCAGCAACTGGAGCAGTTTGGACTTTGCAGCTTCGTCCTAAAGGAATTCAGGAATTAAAGAGAAACAAAACAGAGGGTGCGATTAGTGGTATTGGATCAACTTTTATAAAGAACGCAGCCATTTGGGCTGGTTTGAACTCCATAGTTGAACCCACAACCGAGGCCGAAGCGGAATGGCAGGCCGAAGGAGAAGACGGTCAAAAAGAATCAGTTTGGGATGTGATGGTAAAGGTGGCGGGCGGCTCTGCGACCGACGCTGAACCATACAAGTTTATGCTTTTCGAGGCCGATAATATCTTATGGTTCGGCACACAGAGATGGATTCTAGGTCAGTGGGGCATCAACTACGATAAAAATGTTCGTCACAACACGATCACACCCAGAAATAACCGCGTCGGAATGAATTCCATTTACATAGGGTGGCCTCCAGCTATTACTCACTCTGATGAGAGTTTCGATACGTTCCGTCTATTAGCTATGCCAACTGCAACCCGTTCCGACAACAACCCCTTAGAGGTGACCGGATCGTTACAGTTGGATCGTTTCAATGCTAGGGCTTTGAGACCGGGAATGACAATACAATTAGATTTGGACAGAGATGAATTTGGAACCATGTATTTTAATGGCTACTACTTAATTAGTACTGTTTCGTTCGAACATTACGGAACCGGTCCCGTTACTGTTGGGTTCAGGTCTCCTGAACGTATTGCTAAGGATATACCTCAAATCAGTATTGGTGATCGCGGCGATCCGCGAAGGAATACAAGCAGACGAAAATTTGTTGTGTCGGGATAAATGATGTCTGATACTGGTCTACCTTTTACTGATCCACGCAGATTTCGTTCTGCGACAGGTGGCTCAACCGGAGCGGTCGAACCGGGCGCCATCTATGAGGCAAAAGTACTGCACGTCGTGCCATCAACAGCCAATCTTGGCAAAAGGAAAATAGGACAAATATCAATCAAGATCTTAAGCTTGGGAGTCAATCTTCGTTCAGTCAGTGTTACCAACCAGTCCCCAATTGATCCTTTAACGGTTGATGATCGAGTTTTAGTCGCATTCTTGGATATGAAATTGAAGAGATGCGTTTGCTTTGGACGTTTGGACGGTCAGGCAGATGTCTTTATTCCTTTTGCTGATACGGATGGGAAAGGGAGCACGCGACCAGTATTCGAAGGCACGATCACTGGTGAGAAGATTGCTCTTACGGGCTCGGGGACTGCTGCCCTAAATGTCACTAACGGCATTACTGCAAGTACCGGACAGTTCACTTCCATCAACGCCAACTCACATAGTCATTCATCTGATAGGCGAATGAAAACCCGTATTAAGCCACTCACGAATGGGTTAGAGCGGATTAAGCGTCTAGTAGGTGTGAGGTATAAGAAACGAACTGCTGTTGGGACTACTGAAGAGTTTCAGACGATGGATGGTTACCAATATGGGATTATCGCTCAGGACTCTGCCGCTGTTATCCCTTCTGCCGTGCTGTATGACCCTGACAAAGACGTTGAGAACGCTCACGGATGGTCTGACGCTTACGGGGTTGACTATGGAACAATAGTTCCTGTGCTGATAGAAGCAGTTAAAGAACTCGCCCAAAAGGTAGAGGAACTAGAGAACGGCCAGAATCCCAGTTCTGGGGTGGGGTAAACTATGAATACTGTGGAGGTTGACTGACATGATGAAATTCCCCATCTCTTTTACGGAGACCAGTGGTGGTTTTCAGGAGCTGCACTCCAATCAGGACGACTACTATAAGCAGATATTGGCTGTGACCGCTCGGACGGAACCGGGAACACACCCATTAACACCAGATTTTGGGGTTCAAGATCCTACGTTCAAAACAATTGACCGTGGACAGTTCTTGTTTCACGCAGGACGCTATGTGCCCGAAATAACGATTATATCTATAGAAACTTCGATAGATGAAGGTAACGGAGAAAACATAGTGACCGTCAATTTCTCACGTCGAGGTAACTGATATGCCAGCAAATTGGAGTGAATATGTAGATATGATTCCCGAAGATGTTACTCCGGGTGACATCTATATCGGATCTGTTGAGTTGGCTCGACTGACGTTGCCAGAATTCAAGGTTCGCCAAGGCACCCCAGAAGACGCACTTCTGCAAGCTGCCGCCCATATGAACCACTTAACAATTTCTCACATCAATAGGCTCCCTCCGCGCATCATGGAGGGCGTGGGAAGATTGTTAGGTGTACAAAAACGCGAAGGCATTCGAGCCTCGGTAGAGGTGACTATTACCTTAAACCAAGACGTTGGTATCGACCTTCCGATCGGAAGCCAGTTCTATTACCAGCGGATTTCTGGTGGAGAAACTTTTCAGTACAGCTATGAAACTACTGAAGAGATTGCGATAGCGGACTGGTCTGGCACACCAGCATCAATAACGGTTATTTTAACTAGTAGCGAAGTTGCGATTCATCCGGTTGTGACAACCGGTACGGAATTCTTTTCTCAAAGCGTAATCTTTCAAATCGACACGATTTATGCTCAACAATCTGGAACCGCACAAGCTGGGACGAGCACGTCAATCACGTTAGCGGCCACAGCATCAGCTACTGATGATTATTACAACAACAAGAAAATAACGATTATCAGCGGTACCGGAAACAGTGCTACCGAAGTGACAATTACTGATTATGTAGGTTCTACAAAAGTTGCGACAGTTGCATCGTGGCCCTCTGGTACTCCGGACGCTACATCTGTCTATAGAATTGCCTCGTCTTTCCTTAACGGAACTGGCCCAGAACGCTCATTCATGTATTTGAGTCGTGTCCGATCTCATATGCAAAGCTTGGCTTCGGCCATGACAAAAGCCGCGCATGCTCAACAATCTATTATTAGTAACAAAAGTTTTGTTAAATTCGTGAAAGCGTATGATTTAACAAATTCGGGTGGAGCATATCCGCGTTTAGCTGCTGCAGCTAATGATTTGGGATATATCACTCTTTTTACTTATGGCAATAATCGCCAACTAACCACAACCGAGAAACAAGAGATTGCTACCTACGTCGCTGATCGTTCAGTGGCCGGATTGACGATTGGCTGTTTGGATGCGGATATCTTTGATCTTGAGGTTACAGCAACAGTGAAATACAATTCGGTTTACAATAGTGCTGCACTTTTAACAGATATTAAAAATAAAGTATTGAACTATCTCTCTCCACTGGGATATACCGGTATTCGAGCTGGAGTTGTTGAAGGCGAAGGAATTACAGCCGGAGCTATTCTTTCTCAAATCCAAAGCGTCAATGGTGTGCTCTACATTGATGACGTGACCTTGACCGTTGCTTCGGGCAACAGTTCGAGCGGAACAGCACACAGTGCTCTCTATCAAATAACTGGCGACAACGTAGAATATCTCGCTAAAGGAATGCTGCCCCAGCTTACGGAAAGTAACCTAACGATTACATTAACAGCTGTCACGGTAGCGTAATGGCTGCGACGACAGTAAACCTGCTAGGGCTCAACGAAGCTTTCTCGTCGAAGGACGCACTCGGGGATTTCCAGAATCCAAATGAGTATATTTCTGCATGGTCAGTAACGTCCGGAAATGGGACGTATACAATCACAGATCTCGAAACGTATACTTTAACCCCGAGCTACTATGCAATGAATGTTGGTCCGACAAATGTGGACCCTATAGTTATCGAGTTAGAGAATCAATCGGTTACATCAGCTCAGGCAAAGAATTGCAATCTCGCGTTTTCTGGAAATATTCTTTCGGACTATGACGCAATGATAAAAGTTGAGATTTCTCAGCAGACCGAATCATTCGGAAATGTTGTAATTCCAAATCCAGACACCACGACTGGAAATATTTACACAATCCTCGTGGATGGTTATCCAATTCTGAGTTCTTTTAACTCGACAGTTAACCTCCCGGGCCAGTGGACAGCGTTTCGTAGCAACTATTACCCAATTGTTGAAAATCAGTCAGCTGCCAGCAACAGCACTTTCAATATGAAAATCCGGCTTACTGTTAGCGGGCATGAAGGACAGCCATTTCAAATTACTACCTGTGCGCTTATTGATGACACGGCGTTTCATCTAAATAACTATGTTCAAACAGGTAAATCTTTTATACCAACATTCTATTGGGACATGGACGTAGCGCAAACTAATCCAACATACCCCTACTATAAGTTGCTTGACATTATGACCTCTAAGGGCAATGAGGGTTTGAGTAGGTATAAGCAATGGTTTGATTATGAATTATCAGAGCTCCATCCACGCCAAACAGGTACAGAAGAATGGACTCGAAGTACTTTAGTTGATCCTGAATATGTGGGTTCCGGTCTTACGGCAACCAAAAAAACTGAGACTGAAGCTTGGTTGGCGCAATTCATTGGCGCCACGTTAAAACGTAATGTGTGGGCGACAGGCACCAATACGAATGCTGCCGGTGGATCACCTAACGGCAATTTTGAATCATGGATATCCGATGAAGGCGCTTACATTTCTTGGCAGTTTGAAAATGGATATTACGGAATGCACGGGGGTACGAGAGACGCCGTGTTGAAGTCTGTACAGCAAGTGTTGAGTGGCGACAAAGAGGTTGCGTTATACCCGAATTCAATACTTGATTCTGGGACGGCTCAGGCGGGGAGTGCTACAACAATCACGTTAGCTGCTACTGCCTCCGCTAAGGACGACTATTACAACGGTTCGCAAATCACGCTAACTGGAGGAACCGGGCAGAATGCTGCAACTGTAGATATTACAAATTATGTGGGTAGTACGAAGGTGGCAACGGTTGCCGCTTGGGCGGCAGGAACTCCTGACGCTACTTCAACATACAAGATCACGAGTCACTGGCACATTTTGTTACAAACGGTACTTAGTGAAACTCCAGACTCGACAACAGTCGGAGATTCTTCTGCGCCTGTAATGGATGCGGTAGAATTGGCAAGACCCATGGGGTATTTTTATACGCATGCAGTTGTGGCTGCCCTATATCTAACATTAGATAATATGGGTATTGGACGACTTAGTGTCAATAAGCTTGGATAGCGGAGGTACAGGACATGGCTAATGGTTTTAAGGTATTTGCCCAAAACGAGGTTTTAACCGCTGCCGACGTAAATGATCTGTTGATGGAACAATCGATTTGCGTATTTGCTAGTGCATCAGCAAGAGATAATAACTCTGCCGGGTTTGGTCAAATGGCCAGTACGCAACACGACGGATTGTGTGCGTACATAGAAGATGTCGATGAGTTTCAGGTTCGAATCAATGGAACTTGGCAGCGCATGGGAACAAAAGCTGAAGTGGACGCCGCCTCAGCCGAAGTCGCATTACTCAATCTTTATATGGAAGTTCTTTAGTCTTGGGTTGACTCGATGACCATTATCTCCGAGATAAAGAATTTATATTCAAAACAAACTCGGATTGACATCATCGAGTTTCTGGACAACCATGTGTATCAAACGCCCGTAAATACTGGTGACGATGGATGTCGTAGACACGCTTGGTCCGGTTTACCTTTTTTCGAAGAAGAACATCGTCGTTTAACAAGTTTAGCTTCTAAAGTTTTTGAAGAAGAAGTTGTGCCTACTTATACCTGTTTGTCGAGCTACCTCACAGATGTCGGCACTCTGGGAATGCATCTAGATAATGAGCGGTGTCGTTACACGATTAGTTACATGATCCGCTGCGATGGTATCCCTTCTTGGCCTATCTATATTGGCAAAAACGAGTTTTCAGAGAATGAAAGGCCGACAACTCAAACTGGACGATTTCCCCAAGGAGCAAAGGCCATACAAAAGATTATGGACTCTATGGAATGGGCAAAAATAGATCATTCTCCGAATTCTGCAGCTTTTTTTTCCGGTACTCATAGGTGGCATTATCGAGACAAAATCCCTGCAGGTGCAGCGGATGCAGTCATGTTTCACTACAATCCTTTACATCCTGATAGGCCCCGGCCCGAAACGGGGAAACCCCCGCTGGTATAATGAACAAGGACCACTAACTGCAAACCTAGGAGGGTTTTTTATGAGTATGTCCTTTATTAAAGATGCAATTGAGCGTGCCGTCCGCACATTCGTTCAGGCTTATCTGGGCGTTTGGATGGCGACTGGTGCTGACTTTGACGGGTTCACCGACACTGCAAATCTGAAGGCGGGCGCTGTAGCAGTTGCCCTTTCAGTTGCTATGGCGATGGGCTTGAAGAACGTTGGTTCTAACAAAGAATCAGCTTCAGTCAGTTAAAGGTGGTGTGATTGCCCGGTACGCAAGCACTCATAACCTACAATGAATAAGTGTAGGAGGAGCGCTCGATGATCGCTGGCATTTACAACATAACGTGCGAACAGGGCGTCGACTTCTCAAGGTCGTGCATCCTGAAGTACCCAGATTCAAGCGATCCCACGGGTTCGACGTACCTGTTATATGACTTTACGGGTTATACCGCCAGAATGCAGGTACGTCGGACTCTGGAATCAGCTACTCCTGAGATCGAATTGACTACCGCTAACGGTGGCATTGTTCTTGGTGGAACGGCTGGGACATTCGAAATTGTCATGACAAGCACGCAGACAGCCGCGCTTGATTCTGACGGTGTTTACGACTTAGAAATCGTTTCAGGTGGTGGCGTAGTTTCTCGTGTTATTCAAGGCACCTTCACTCTTGATTTGGAGGTGACCCACTAATGACAGTTCCTAATCAGGTCATTTGTTATGAGGATTCACGCAACACGATTAGTATTGAGCCAGAGGCTCCAACAGTAATAGCGGTTCAGCTTTTGGGTACGGAAACAGTCTTCGCAAGACGCCATGTCCACACCCAAGCATCACCATCAACTTCGTGGGTCATTACCCATGCGTTGAAGGGTAAACCGCAAGTAACCGTAGTAGACACTGCGGACACAACTGTTGTAGGTGATGTATTATATAACAGCGACACTCAAATAACGGTGTCATTCTCGGCAGCTTTCGCTGGGAATGCATATCTCACTTGATAGGTAGGTAGGGGATGGCGACTAAATTCGTTACAAATCTTGACTTAAATCAGAATCAACTTCTGAATGGTCGGTTCGAATCACTGGCTTCTGACCCGGCCTCTGGGAACTTTGAGGGTCGCCTGATATACAACAGCACCGAGAAGGTGCTCAAGGTCTACGACGGTTCTGCGTGGCGCAAAGCGTTGCACGCTATTACTTCTACTACTAATGCGCTGGTTGTCAGCGAATCCAACGGTACTGTTTCCTTTTCTATTGCCGATGTTGTCAATGGCGGAGATTCCGGTCTTCTGAGTGGTGCAGACAAAACAAAGCTTGACAACGCCACAAGTACCAACACCAACTCCACTCTCGTCCTGCGCGACGGCAGCGGTCGTATACAGGTTTCGACCCCGTCTGCTGATCTCGACGCTGCCAACAAGGCTTACGTTGACGCTGCTCGCACCGGGCTTGATGTTAAAGCATCTGTCCGGGCTGCCTCGACTGCTGCCCTTACTTTGGCCAGTGGTGTCGAAAACGGAGACACCCTTGATGGTGTGACGCTGGCTACTGGCGACAGGATCTTAGTCAAGAACCAGAGCTCTGGCGCTGAGAACGGCATCTACATCGTCGCCGCTTCCGGTGCACCAAGCAGAGCCACTGACGCTGACGCCAACTCGGAGATGACTCCGGGAATGTTCACCTTCGTCGAAGAAGGTACGACGAACGCTGACTCTGGTTGGGTAATGACTAATGACGGTGCAATCACCGTCGGCACCACTGCCCTCACCTTCGCCCTCTTCTCGGTCGCTGGCACAATCTTTGCCGGTGACGGCCTTAGCAAGAGCGGCGACGTACTCAACGTCAATGTCAAGAGCGATGGCGCGGTCATCATTACCAGCGACGAGCTGGAAGTTGAACTCGATCCCGGCGTAGCTGGTTTGGCCACGACGGCCAGTGGTCTTGCCATCAAGAGCGACATTGCCGGTACTGGTATTACTTACACCGCTGGTGTCCTTACTTCCGATGCTGCCGATTTGGCTGCCGGTGCCGTTGACGGCGGAGTTACGGGAACCCTTCCCATCGCCCAAGGTGGCACCAACGCAACCACCGAAGCCACTGCCCGCGACAATCTCGCTGCCACCTCGGCTTCAGGTCTCACAGTTTCAACCCCGACAACTGCTCGTGTCGCGACTCAGACAATCGGGGATGGAAGCGCTACCAGCTTTGCCTTAGTCCACAATTTCGGTACTCGGGCAGTGATAGTTCAGGTATATACCGCTTCTACCTATGACACGGTTATCGCTGATGTTGTGCGAACTAGCACAAGCACGGTCACTGTTGATTTCTCTACGGCTCCAGCAAGTGGTGCTTATGTAGTTGTGATTACCGGTTAAGACGGTTTTCGCCCATAGCGCCCTGAGGGGTGCACTATAGGAAGGTACGGTTGAGGCCGTGGCTCAGAAGTTCAAAACTGGTATATCTGTCGACGAATTAGCATCAGTATCCTCACAGGCTGTTGGTGTACGAGTTGACGGGGATTCTGAGCCACGAGTCAAGATTGATGCCGGGGGCAAAATCACTTGGAGTTCCGGTGACGCTACTGGCGATGTCAACCTGTATCGCTCCGCTGCCAACACCCTGAAGACGGATGATGCCCTTGACGCCAGTACGGCTGGTGTCGTCAATCTTGTTACCAACGAGGAACCTACGGCAACTGCAGCCGATGGAACCATTGCGATTGACACCACAAACAACAAATTCTATTTCAGATCGAATTCCGAGTGGCAAGAAATTGCCTTAGACACTCTGTCTGCAACAGCCGCAGACGGTGGCTCCTCAGCCTCTTGGGTTCGATTTCATATCAATGCGGATGGTCAAGACTCCACCGTGAATGTCGAATAGGGAGTAACCATGGCAGCAATTATTCAATTTCGTAGAGATGCCGCAGCTAACTGGACTTCCAATAACCCGACACTGGCGATCGGTGAGATCGGATACGAAACCGATAACGAGCGTTACAAGATCGGCGATGGGTCAACTGCATGGACTTCTCTTGGCTACGGCGGTTTGGGAGACATCCCTCAATACCTGATCGACGCCAAGGGTGATCTTATTGTCGGTACAGCGGACAACACAGTTGCTCGGCTTGCCGTTGGAAGCAATGGGCAGATGCTCGTTGCCGACAGTACCGCCGCTGGTGGTCTTTCTTGGGCAGCTAACGACACCATCGTAAATTGGCATGAAGCGGTCGATATGGCAACTGCTGCCGTTCTGCCCAATACCCCCACCTATAGCAATGGAAGTTCTGGCGTTGGGGCAACTCTTACTGCTGGAGCAAATGCACGACTTGTTGTGGACGGAACGAACGCAACTGCGGGAGATCGTATTCTTGTTCAAGATCAGGCAAGCGCATTACAAAATGGTCTTTATGATGTAACTACACAAGGTGTAGATGGATCAGCTGCATGGGTGTTGACCCGTGCTGATGATTTTGATGGAACACCAACTGGACAAATTAAACAAGGTGAGTCTGTCTACGCTCTTGGCGGTACAGCCAACGGTGGTCAGGGTTTCGTTGTTACTTCAACCAGTGATCCACATACCGTTGGAACACATGACGTTGTCTGGACCCAGTTCACTGGTACACAAGCTTTCACCGCTGGCACATACCTGACAATTACCGGCAACACCATCGATCACGATAGTTCTGGTGTGTCTGCTGGCTCCTACGGTAGTGCCACCCAAGTTACGACTCTAACTACTGATGCTCAAGGTCATTTAACTGCTGTATCGAATACAACTATTGCCATTCCTTCTACGGCAGTTACAGATTTCACCGAAGCGACACAGGACGTTGTTGCAGGACAGTTGGTTACGAACGGTACTCATTCTGGTATCGCAGCGACCTATGACGATGCTGGCGATGGGGCGATTGACCTTAACGTCGATGATTTCACAATCACTTTGGCTGGCGACCTGAGCGGTAACACAACTATTACGAATCTTGCCGACGCAACGCTAACTGCAACCATCGTTGCGGATGCGACAGAGTTGGGGACCGACACCACGGGCAACTACGTTGCCACAGTCGCTGGGACTGCCAACGAGGTTGAGGTTTCCGGGTCCGGTTCAGAAACGGCTGCCGTAACTGTCGGATTGCCTAGCGACGTAACTGTCACAACCTCTCTTACAACTCCTCTGATCAATGTCTCCGGTGCATCCATCGTCCTTGAAGGCGCCACTCCTGATGACTTTGAAACCACTCTGACGGTTACAGATCCGACAGCAGACCGCACCATCACATTCCCGAATGTTGATGGAACTGTGGTTACGACTGGAAACCTAAGTGCATCCACAGAGCACATCGAAGACACTGTTGCTGCCCAGTTGGTTACCAACGGCTCCCATTCCGGAATCGCCGCTACTTATGATGACGCTGGCGACGGTGCAATTGATCTGAACGTGGATGACTTCACGATCACCTTGGCTGGTGATCTGAGTGGTAACACAACCATTACCAACCTTGCTGACGCTACGTTAACTGCAACCATCGTTGCGGACGCGACAGCGTTGGGAACCGACACTACGGGCGACTATGTCGCCAGCCTTGTAGCTGGCACGGGTGTCACTCTCACCAACAACAGCGGAGAAACTTCAACCCCAACTGTTGCCATCGGGCAAGTCGTAGGTACGACAGACACGCCCACTTTTGGCGCAGTCACAATTTCTAATACCGTCGCCAACGCGACACATGCTGCAACTAAGGCTTACGTCGACAACGCCATCGCGGGTCTCGACTGGCACGAGGCCGTCAACCTCGGTACTGCCGCAGCTTTGCCGAACACTCCGACTTACGACAACGGCA